TTCCCCACCCACCCCCATCAATATGAGAAACCATATCTGAAGTAGCTGTTTTAAAACAGGGGGGTATATATATGTGAGTGAGTGCTTGCACGAACACTTGTTCTCGTTTAAACTTCGGCCATGGAACTTGTAACCGAACGCAGAAAGCTTGTCCTGGACTTTATCCGGGCCTATGTGCGTTTACACGGCATCCCTCCGAGCTACGATGTGATAGCCCGTGGTCTTGGGTTGAAGTCCCGTTCCAATATCCACAGGATTGTCCACAGGCTAAAGTCCGATGGTTTCATCACGGTGAAGCCCAGAAAGTTCTACGGTGTCCGGTTGGTTGATAAATCTGTTGAGAAGATGTTGTCCCTATGAGCCTCCTGACCCGTAAGGAAGTGGACGGCTATATCCAGATGGTGGACAGAGTCCCGGATGCGGAGCGTAAGAAGATCTTTGCCCTGCTGGAGATGGACAGGATTGAGAGGTGCAGGGAGTCCTACCTGTTCTTTGTCCAACAGATGTGGCCGATATTCATATCGGGTAAACATCACCAGATCATGGCAAATGCCTTTGAGCGTGTTGTCAATGGGGATTTGAAACGTCTGATCATCAATATGCCTCCCAGGCATACCAAGTCTGAGTTTGCCTCCTACCTGCTTCCAGCTTGGTTCTTGGGTAAGCACCCGGAGAAGAAGATCATCCAGACCGCCCACACTGCCGAGTTGGCCGTGGGGTTTGGACGTAAAGTCCGCAATCTTGTGCAGTCGGAGGATTACAGGAAGATCTTCAATACGCAGTTGTCTTCAGATTCAAAGGCCGCTGGCCGGTGGAACACGGACAAAGGTGGGGACTACTTTGCCATCGGTGTCGGGGGAGCCGTTACCGGAAAAGGCGCAGATATATTGATCATTGATGACCCGCATTCTGAGCAGGAGGCCAAGCAGGGCAACCCTGCGGTGTTTGACAATGTGTATGAATGGTACACATCTGGCCCTCGACAGCGTTTACAGCCGGGTGGGGCCATCATCATTGTGATGACAAGGTGGTCAAAAAGGGATTTGACGGGCCAGATCCTCAAGAATTCGGAGAAAGACGGGGTAAATGAGTGGGAAGTGATTGATTTCCCGGCTATTTTGCCCTCTGGAACCCCTTTGTGGCCTGCATTTTGGAAGAAAGAGGAGCTTGAGGCCCTCAAAGCTGAACTTCCAGTGTCCAAATGGGAGGCTCAGTACCAACAAAACCCCACATCAGAGGAAGGGGCCATCATAAAACGGGATATGTGGCGGCTTTGGGAGAAGGAAGACCCTCCCCCGTGTGATTACATCATCCAATCTTGGGATACGGCCTTTGAAACCAACAACAGGGCCGACTATTCGGCCTGTACCACCTGGGGAATCTTTGATCATTCCGATGGAAAAGGCAACTTACGTCCGAACATCATCCTCTTGGATGCGTTTAAACAACGCCTTGAGTTCCCGGAGCTAAAGAAGAAGGCGTATGAGATGTATCAGGAATGGAACCCAGACACATTGATCGTGGAGAAGAGGGCGGCAGGCGCTCCCTTGATCTATGAGATGCGTAGGACAGGAATTCCGGTGTCGGAATATACACCGGGCAAAGGAAACGATAAGATCGCCCGTGTAAACGCTATTGCTGACCTGTTTGCGTCCGGGATGGTTTGGTGTCCAGATCACCGATGGGCTGAAGAAGTCGTAGAAGAAATGGCTTCATTCCCCAACGGCGACAACGATGACCTTGTGGACTCAAGTAGCCAAGCTTTGATGCGGTTTCGCCAAGGCGGGTTTATTTCCATCGAATCCGATGAGCCAGATGAACCCATTTATCGCAGGAAAGCGGAGTATTACTAAGGATCATTATGGCTAACTTTGACAAAGCAATTTACCCAGCGCCCACAGGTATGGATCGTGGCGTGAGTATTGAGATTGAAGACCCGGAGTCTGTAACGATTGACACCGGGGACGTTGAGATCACCCTGGAGCCTGAAAATGATTACGGCGGGGACTTTGACTCAAACCTCGCAGAAATACTGGACGAGGGTGAGCTTGCCACCATCTCATCTGACCTCATGGAGTTAGTGGACGCTGACATATCCTCACGCAAGGATTGGGCAGAAACCTTTGTCAAGGGCCTGGAAGTTCTGGGCATGAACTATGAAGAAAGAACGCAGCCTTGGAACGGGGCATGCGGAGTCTTCTCAACCATTTTGACGGAAGCGGCCATCAAGTTTCAGGCTGAGTCCATCATGGAAACCTTCCCAGCCCAAGGGCCGGTCAAAACCGAGATCATTGGTGCGATTGACAAGATGAAGGAAGACGCAGCAGAACGTGTCAGGGATGACATGAACTTCAAGCTGACGGAAGAAATGCCTGAGTACCGCCCAGAGCACGAACGGATGCTCTACTCCCTGGGGCTTTCAGGTTCTGCGTTTAAAAAGGTCTACTACGACCCAGCCATGGGAAGACAGGTGGCCCTGTACATCCCGGCAGAGGACGTAATCGTGCCTTACGGGGCATCAAATTTAAACAACGCAGAACGGGTCACGCATGTGATGCGTAAGACCAAGAATGAGATCAAGAAGCTTCAGGTCAACGGGTTCTACCGGGATATAGACCTGGGCGATCCCGTCAACATAATGACGGACATTGAGAAGAAGAAAGCCGAACAGCAGGGCTACAAAGCTTCCGATGACAATCGCTACCAGATCCTTGAGATCCACACCGACCTGGACATTGAGGGGTTTGAGGATGTGGACAAAGACGGGGAGCCTACCGGTATTGCCCTGCCCTATGTGGTGACCATCGACCGGGGAACCGGGGATGTCTTGGCAATCTACCGCAACTGGCTGGAAGATGATGATCACAAAGCCAAGCGCCAGCATTTCGTGGACTACTGTTATATCCCAGGGTTTGGTTTCTACGGGATGGGACTGATCCATGTGATCGGTGGTTATGCCCGTGCGGGTACTTCCCTGATTCGCCAGTTGGTTGATGCGGGGACTCTGTCCAATCTGCCCGGTGGACTGAAGTCCCGTGGCATGAGGATCAAAGGTGACGATACGCCAATCGCTCCAGGTGAATTCCGGGACGTAGACGTTCCCAGTGGAGCGATCAAAGACAACGTCATGGCGCTCCCCTATAAGGAACCCAGCGCAACCCTCTTGACTCTGCTCAATCAGATCACAGAAGAGGGACGCAGATTGGGTTCCATCTCTGACATGAAGATCAGCGATATGAGTTCCCAGGCCCCCGTGGGGACAACCCTGGCAATTCTGGAAAGAACCCTGAAAACCATGGGAGCCGTTCAGGCCCGTGTCCATTACTCCATGAAGCAGGAATTCAAGCTGCTCAAGGGGATCATTCGGGACTATGCGCCCAGTGAGTATGAATACGACCCACAGGGCGGGAACCGAAAGGCCAAACAGGCTGATTACGACATCGTTGAGGTGATTCCGGTTAGTGACCCGAACTCCAGCACGATGGCCCAGCGGATCATGCAGTATCAGGCCGTGATTCAGTTGGCCGCTCAAGCCCCGCAGATCTACAACTTACCCCAACTCCACCGTCAAATGATTGAAGTTTTGGGGATTAAGAACGCAGATAAGCTGGTTCCAGTGGACGATGACCAAACCCCACGGGATCCTGTCAGCGAAAACATGGCCTTCCTCAACGGGAAGCCAACCCAGGCATTTATCTACCAAGACCACGATGCCCACATCGCCGCTCATACATCCTTCATGCAGGATCCAATGATTGCCCAGACTATCGGACAAAACCCGATGGCCCAGAAGATCCAGGCGGCGGCAATGTCCCACATTGCAGAGCACTTGGCGTTCCAGTATCGAAGAAAGATCGAAGAGCAGATCGGCGTTCCCTTGCCTCCCCCTGACCAGAAACTGCCAGAGGACATCGAAGTGCAGGTGTCCCGGTTGGTGGCCGATGGTGCGAAGCAACTCCTCCAGGCAAATCAGGCCCAGGCCCAACAGGCCCAAGCCCAACAACAGGCGCAAGATCCCATGGTTCAAATGCAACAGCAGGAACTGCAAATCAAGCAAGCTGATGTGCAGCGCAAAACGCAAAAGGATCAGACTGATGCCCAGATCGCCCAGGAGCGTTTAAACATTGAGGCGCAGCGCATTGCAAACCAGAAGGAATTGGACATGGCCCGGATTGCTTCGCAGGAGAAGCAGGCCAACCAGAAAGTTCAAGTGGACATATTTAAACGGAATCAATGATGCTAGATCAGGCAATCAATTACCTCATCAAAGAACTGAAAGAGCGGGAAGCGAACCTGCTTGAAAGTCTGGGTGGTGGCGCAGCGCAAGACTACGCCGCCTACCGGGAAATGTGCGGCAACATTCGGGGTCTGGTGTTTGCACAATCTTTAATCTCCGACCTTGCGAAAAAAATGGAGAACTTTGACGATGAGTGAATTTGATGTTGCGGCTATAGATCTGTCGGGTATTTTGAATACTTCGGCAGAGGAGAAGGCAAAACAAGTGCCTGATCCAGCCACGTTCTATCTTCTATGTGTCCTCCCGGACATTGATGAGGAGTATGAAAGCGGTCTGATTAAGGCCGGGCAAACCATGCATTTCGAAGAAATACTGTCGCCAGTACTCTTCGTGGTGAAGATGGGGCCTGATGCTTTTAAGGACACCAAGCGTTTCCCGTCCGGGCCTTCGTGCAAGGTGGGAGATTTCGTTCTTGTCCGTCCCAACACCGGGACACGGATCAAGATTCATGGCAAAGAATTCCGGTTGATCAACGATGACTCTGTCGAAGGTGTTGTCCAAGATCCCCGTGGAATAACCCGTGCGTAGGGGGAAACATGGCTGAAATTGAAAAAACTGAGTTTGAGTTTCCACATGAGGTGGAAGAAAAACAATCCAAAGCTGGCGGCAAGATCGTTGAGCCTGAGTCCGATGAACCGGAAATTGAGGTAATTGACGATACCCCAGAGGAAGATCGTGGCCGGGAGCCAATGAAAACCCCGCCCGAAGAACCCACAGACGAGGAATTGGCAACGTATTCCAAGCGGGATCGAACCAAAACCCGTGAATTCCACAAGGCTTACCACGATGAACGCAGGGCAAAAGAAGCCGCTCTGCGTGAAAAAGAGGAGGCTATACGCATTGCACAGCAGGTTTATGAGGAAAATCAACGCCTTAAGGGCACGGTTGATTCCAATCAGAACATCATGCTCGACCAAGTAAAGCGCACAATTGCTCAAGAAATTGACCAAGCCAAAGCCAAGTACAAGAAAGCCTACGAGGACGGAGACTCAGAAGCCCTGGTCGATGCCCAAGAAGAGCTAACTAACGCTAAAATCAAGGCAGATCGTGTAAACAATTTTAAGCCGAAGCCTTTACAGGCCCAGGAAAATGTTGTACAAACGAGTCCAAGTGCTCCAAAACCCGATGAAAGAGCCGAAGATTGGCAGCGTGCCAACCCTTGGTTTGGGCCAGACACTGAAATGACGGGCTTTGCATTAGCAGTGCATAACAAGCTCATCAATGAGGAGGGTGTAGACCCGAAAAGTGACGAATACTACCAGCGTTTAAACGGTAGGTTGCGCCAAGTGTTCCCAGATAAGTTTGAGTCTGCGGAACCCGGTGATGCGAATCGCCGCCCAAAGTCAAATGTAGTTGCTTCGGCGAGTCGCAGTACTGCTCCTAAAAAGATCACACTGACGGCCTCTGAGGTCAACATCGCCAAGCGGCTTGGAATTCCTTTGGAACTCTATGCTCGTAAGGTTCTGGAAATTAGGAGAAGTACAAATGGATGAGCAGAAACGTGAAAAGCGTGCCCTTGAAAGTCGTGAAGCAGATATGCGTCCCAAGCGTTGGATGCCGCCCACCCTGTTGCCCGATCCCGAACCAGAAGATGGCTACGCCTTCCGCTGGATCCGTCTAAGCACCTTGAACAATCCTGATCCCACGAATATTTCTTCGAAACTCCGTGAGGGATGGGAACCTGTAAAGGCCATTTCCCAACCAAAACTCCGGTTGGTAAGCAATCCTAACGGACGCTTCCCAGATGGTATTGAGGTTGGTGGACTGTTGCTTTGCAAAACCCCAGTTGAATTTACGGTTCAGCGTGATGAGTATTACCAGCAAGTGGCTGATACTCAGATGCAGTCCGTGGATAACAACTACATGCGTGATAGCGATCCTCGGATGCCCATGTTCAAAGAACGTAGCTCCAAGGTCACTATCGGTAAGAGTATTTAAACTTTTTTGGAGTCCAACATGGCTTACCCCACTGTCTCGGCCCCGTATGGTCTAAAGCCTGTCAATTCAATTGACGGCAAGCCTTACGCTGGTGCTTTCCGACAGATTCCCGTTGCCGCTGCTTTTGGCACTGCTGTCTTCTTCGGAGACACGGTTCAAACTAACGCTGACGGTTATCTGATTCTCTCAACCACCACCAACTCTGGTGCAATTGTCGGCGTTTGTGTCGGCGGTTCATATGTGAACTCCAGCGGTCAAACCGTTGAAGGTCAATATATCCCCGCCTTGGCAAGCACCGCAACCAACCTCGCTTATGCGTATGTTGTTGATGACCAACAAGCACTTTTCAAAGTTGCCGTTGTGTCCTCTGGCACTACCATGAGTTCCGCAGGTCGTGCTGTAGTAGGTACTAACTTGGCCCTGGTTCTCAACGCTGGCAGTACCACCACTGGTAACTCTGCTTTCGCTGTGACCTTGACCGGTGCAGGCACTACCGCCACCATCCCAATCCGTGTGATCGATGTCGTGCCTGAGACTGCTACCGCAGCTGACACTTACACCGAACTGTTGGTGAAAATCAACACTCACCAATATAACAACACCACTGGTGTTTAAGGAGTAAGAAATGGCTATTTCCCGTGCCCAGCTACTCAAAGAGTTGCTCCCTGGTCTGAATGCATTGTTTGGTCTTGAGTACGCCCGTTATGGTGAGGAACATAAAGAAATTTATGAAACCGAAACCTCTGAGCGTTCTTTCGAAGAAGAAACCAAACTTTCTGGCTTCTCTGCCGCACCGGTCAAGAACGAAGGTTCTGCGATCCAGTACGACAACGCACAGGAAGCATGGACTGCTCGTTACAACCACGAAACCATCGCTATGGGCTTCTCCATCACGGAAGAAGCAGTGGAAGACAACTTGTATGACTCGTTGTCCAGCCGCTATACCAAATCGTTGGCCCGTGCAATGGCATACACCAAGCAGGTCAAAGCCGCCTTTGTGTTGAACAATGCGTTCAGCACCACGGTGACTTACGGTGACGGCGTTTCCTTGTGTAACACCGCCCACCCCTTGATCTCTGGTGGAACCAACAGCAACCGCCCCACCACCGCCGCTGACTTGAATGAGACTTCGTTGGAAAACGCAGTTATTCAAATTGCCGGTTGGACGGATGAGCGTGGCCTGTTGATCGCCGCCAAGCCCAAGAAATTGGTTGTTCCCCCGAACTTGATGTTCGTTGCAACCCGCCTCCTGGAGACGGAATTGCGTGTCGGTACTACCGATAACGACATCAACGCTCTGAAGAACAATGGTTCGATCCCAGAAGGTTACTGCGTTAACCATTATCTGACCGACACCAACGCTTGGTTCTTGTTGTCTGATGTGCCTAACGGCCTGAAGCATTTTGTCCGTACCCCGCTGTCCAACTCCATGGACGGTGACTTTGATACCGGCAACGTGCGTTACAAGGCCCGTGAGCGTTACAGCTTCGGCGTTTCGGATCCTTTGGGAATTTTCGGTTCACCCGGATCGTCCTGATAGGTAAGTAAAAAAGGGGGCCACAAGCCCCCTTTTTTCTTGTGTCCGTTTAAACTACATGGTATAAATGAGGCATTCCGGGAAACCCGGTGTATCAAACTGTCCCGGCAGACTGTCATGCAAGATTGATACACCTTAACGCATGGAGATATTCTTATGGGATTCGCAACTCACCTTGGCCCCTGGTTGTTGGGCACTGTCCGCAACACCACCGGCACGACTGTCGGAACGATTGAAAACTGCGGCGCAACCGTTTGTTCTCAAACCTTCAAAAAGAACTACGCTGGTCAGGCTGCTTCAGCTACCACCGACACCATCTGTGTCCTGCCTGCTGGCGCACAAATCCTTGAAATTAACATCGACACCACTGTTGCGTTCACCGGCTCCACTGCCGCCAACGTCAGCATTGGGGATGGCACTACCGCCGCTTTGTACTGGGCCGCTACAGATGTGACTACTGCTGGCCGTGCGGCTATCAGTAACGCAGCCGCTAAATTGGGCGCATGGTGTGGTGCAGCTTCTACTGCATCCCCCAACGGGATTGGTATTGGCGCAACGGACGTTAAAGTGATTGCCACAATGACCCCTACTGTTGCCGCAGTGACCGCAGGTACTGTGCAGTACACCATCGTTTACACGGTTGCCGACTCTAACGGTTCGCAGTTTCCAGCATCCGCTTAATTGATCTAGGGGGCTTCGGCCCCCGCTTCACAGGAGATTAATTATGGGTATGCAAACTGACGTTAAAGCAGGACACCTCAACAACTCGGGTTTTGTTGTTCTGGGGCGAAACCGCCTCAAAGCTGTTTCTATGGTTGGCACAGCCACGGCTGGAACGCTGGACATCTTTGACACAACCACAGCACCTGTATCGGCTACATACGCAAGGACTGCGGCTGTTATCACCGTTACAAAGGTAGCCCACGGTTTGGTTACTGGAGATGTGGTTGGGCTTGCGTTTGCAACAGCAAGCGGGTCATCAGGCACTAACGGCAACTACTCCATCACACGCACGGGCGCAGACACGTTTACAGTCACAGACATAAACTCTGGGACTATTGCGGGTGGAACGGCGGCCACATACGCATCACTGTGGATTGCCAGCTACGACACTGGCGCATCTGACTTGTTTGGCAATTTTGCGTTGATCCCAGGAGAGGGGATACTGGTTAAAAACGGTATCTACTTGAACATGAGCAACTTACTTTCTGCTAACGTGTACTATGGCTGATAAAAGCTTCAACTTGGTGGGGCGCAAGCTTATGATTGCGATCCCCTGCTACGATGGCAAGGTCAACATCAAGACCTGCTTTGCCATAGCGCAACTCGTCCCCAAGTTGGACAAGATGGGTGTCCAGATTCATCTGGTTCACCTGTCTGGATGCTCAATCATCACTAAAGCACGGAACAAGCTGGTGTCCAATTTCATGGCTTCAGACTGCACAGACATGCTGTTTGTGGATGCTGATGTGGTCATCAATGTCGAGGCGGTGACCCGCCTTCTGGCTTTATCCACAGACCGGGACATTGTGGCCGGGACGTATCCCCGCAGGGCGGCAGATGCCAAGTTCTTCTTGGACTTCTACCTGGATGAACACAACCAGTTGGAGTTTGATGAGAACGGCCTGATGCGGGTTGAGAGCGTGGCAACGGGCTTCATGCTCATTCGCCGCCATGTCATTGAGTCCCTGATTGCAGCCCACCCTGAGTGGAAATACAAAGGCGATGGGGACGGCGCAGATGAATACGCTGTGTTTGACTTTGCCATTGTCAATGGCGAGTACATTGGCGAAGACTACCTGTTTTGCCGTAGGGCAAGGGAGCACGGATACAAGATCCATCTTGACCCAATGATCAGCCTGCCACACATTGGCACGCAAGAATTCACCCGCAACTTTGAGCAAGACGCTCTACAGCCACTGCTCAAGGAGCATGCACGGTTGCACTTGAAAGTGGCAAATGGGTAGCCCCGCATGGACACGCAAAGAAGGCAAGAACCCCAAGGGCGGTTTAAACGCCAAGGGTCGGGCCTCTGCGAAAAAACAGGGCATGAACCTGAAGCCTCCGCAACCAGAGGGCGGCAGCAGGCGAGACTCTTTCTGTGCAAGGATGAGTGGGATGAAGGAAAAATTGACTTCAGAGAAGACTGCAAGAGATCCAAACTCACGGATTAACAAAGCCCTTCGGGCGTGGGCATGCTGAGATGGACATTCAATCAATCTGGTCAACAGTTTTAACCCTGTTCATAGGGCTGTTGGTTTTTGTGATGCGGGAGAAGTTTGAAGAAATTTCTCGTTTGAGCATTCTGATAAACAAGACAAGGGAGGAAGTTGCCCGTGATTACGTTACTCAAGCAGAAGTGCAAAGAATTACTGACCACATTGACCAGCGGTTTAACCGCCTTGAAGCAAAGATTGACGAACTTATTCGTCAAAAAGGGTGAGTGATGGCATTGCCACTTATACCGCTTGCCATGACCGCCGCCAAAGGATATTTGGCGCAGAAAGCCGCTGAGAAAATTCCCGGTGCGGATGCAGTCCTGAACCCTGGTCGATATATACGAAACAAGGTCATTGACCAGCTACCAGAGGACTCCAGAGAGAATGCACGGAGGGTAATGGACGCTGTCACTGACCCCGTGGGTTCGGCCATCAAAGCTGGCGGCAGAGCGGCAAACCAAGCGGTAGACCCAGATTTAAACGCAGCCATGGATAGGCAAACCGCCATGAACGCAAATGCACAACGTGGTGTCCGTGAGGCTTATGAAAATAAAGCCGCCAATGCTTTACCCGGAGGGATCAGTGATCTGATCCGACCCAAAGAGCAAGCCCCGGTGGATTTTGGATCAATGTCTGGTGAGCAGGGGTACTTTGACGAAGCCTCAAAGATGCCTGGGTTTGAATACAACGAAAGCGCAGTGTCGGATATGCCCGAGAACGCAGACATGGCAAATTACGACATGGACAGCATCGGTTCCACGGACTTCAAAAAAGGTGGACGGGTAAAGGCCCGGAAGCCTGCAAAACGCACGACAATGTCAACTCAATCATCTGCGTCTAAACGGGGTGATGGGATTGCCCAAAGGGGCAAAACACGGGGGAGGTATATCTAATGCCATCCTCGTCAAAGAAACAACACAAGTTCATGGAAGCTGTGGCTCATAACCCGGCTTTTGCGAAGAAGGCCGGTGTCCCGCAATCCGTGGGACAAGATTTCAGCAATGCCGATAAAGGCAAAAAATTCAATAGAGGTGGTGCTATGCCAATGGATCCAAAAATGCTTGCAATGATGGCCGAGAAACTCAAAGGCCGAACAATGGGTGGCCGTCCCGCCCCTCGCCCTCCAATGGGCGCTCGTCCTCCTATGGCCGCTCCTGCGATGCCTGGGATGAAAAAGGGCGGCATGTTTAAAGGTAAGGAATCCATGAAGGAAGAACTTGCCGAAGCCAAAGCCATTAAGTCTGGCAAGATCACCCCCATGCAGTATGCCAAGGGCGAGAAGTCTGAGCCTGCAATGAAACGTGGCGCTACCAAGAAGATGGCAAATGGTGGCTCTGCATCCTCAAGGGCCGATGGTATTGCTCAACGTGGCAAGACCAAAGGGAAGATGTTGAAAAAAGGCGGCATGGCCTGTTAAGGAGTTTGAGATGAACAAAATGAAGCGTTACGCTGGTGAAGATGGAAGCTTGGTGGGCGGTGCTGAAGATGAGCGTCCCGCACCTACCGACATGGGCGAAATAGCCGAACCCCGTGGCGACATGGGAATGGATGTTGAAGACGAAACCGGCGCTAAATCAAAGTTTAAACGCAACCCTGAGACGGGTGAGTTGTACAGCGAAGAGATGACCAAGACCAAAACTAAGACCAAGAAGAAACCTTCTTTCTCTGAAAAAGCCCGTAAGGCAGGATTCACCAGCGCAGAAACCAAAGGTGGTGCGGCTCTGATGTATCGCAATCCTATGGGCAAGAAGATGGCCTCTGGTGGTACTGCATCCAGCCGTGCCGATGGCATTGCTCAACGGGGTAAGACCCGTGGGAAGATGTGCTGATGTTGTCCAGCCGTGGAATGGGGGACATCAACCCCTCCAAAATGCCTGGGCCGAAGCGCAAGAAGCGCCGGGACGATACCGACTTTACTCAATATAAAGACGGTGGAACGGTTAATGCCGCAGGCAATTACACCAAGCCCGGCCTTCGCAAGAAGATCGTGTCCAAGGTAAAAGCGGCGGCAACTCAAGGAACTGGCGCAGGTCAATGGTCTGCCCGGAAGGCGCAATTGGTAGCCAAGAAGTACAAGGCTGCTGGCGGGGGATACAAGGATTGAAAGCGCCGCAGACTTCCCTGAAAAACTGGGGTGACCAGAAATGGCGCACCAAGTCGGGGAAGCCTTCGTCAAAGACGGGGGAGCGGTACTTGCCTGAGAAGGCAATCAAGGCTTTGTCTCCAGCAGAATACGCAGCAACCACCAAGGCCAAGCGGCAAGGTAAAGCGGCAGGTAAACAGTTTGTGGCTCAACCCAAGGGTATAGCAAAGAAAACGGCAGGGTTTAGATGACAACCACAGGAACATCAGTATTCGACATGGACTTCACGGAGATAGCCGAGGAGTCATGGGAGCGTGCGGGTCGGGAAATGAGGTCTGGTTATGACCTTAGAACGGCACGCCGCTCCATGAATTTGATGACCATCGAATGGCAGAATCGTGGTTTAAACATGTGGACGATTGAGCAAGGCTCCTTTGAGCTTACTGCCGGTTTAAACACATACCCTTTACCGGACGATACGATTGATCTTCTGGAGCACGTTATTCGAACGGGACAGAACTCAACGACCAATCAAGCTGACCTGACGATCACTCGCATAAGCGTTAGTACCTATGCCACGATCCCCAATAAACTGACTCAGGCCAGACCCATTCAGGTTCTAATCCAGCGCAATTCAGGCCAGACCGGGTCAACTGCATTAAGTTTAAACGGCGCAATTACCAGCACAGCCACCTCAATCACCCTAGACTCTGTCGTGGGCTTGGCAGCGGCAGGGTACATCAAGCTGGATAATGAAATAATTTATTACAACTACATCGCCGGGAATGTTTTGAGCAACTGCTTCCGGGCGCAAGCAAACACCGTTGCGGCCTCGCACATAACTGCCACTGCCGTCTTCGTGCCCCAGCTTCCCGCCGTCACGGTATGGCCCACCCCTGATGACACCACCACCTACACGTTTGTGTACTGGCGCATGCGTAGGGTGCAGGATGCCGGGGCTGGTGTAGAGACTGCTGACATGAATTTCCGCTTCCTGCCATGTGTGGTGGCAGGGCTGGCCTACTACATCGCCATGAAGGTTCCTGAATTGCAGGGACGGATGGATATGCTGAAGGCAACCTACGATGAGCAATTCAATCTGGCGGCTGGGGAAGACCATGAAAAGGCCGCTTTGCGGTTGGTTCCCCGTCAGTCATTCATTGGCTCTGGTGGCACATAATGGGCAACAGGTTTGCGTCAGGTAAATACTCAATTGCCGAGTGTGACCGGTGTGGTCAGCGGTACAAGCTGAAGCAGCTTAAATTTGAGGTTATCAAGACCAAGCTGTACCAACTGAAGGTTTGTGATGAGTGCTGGGATCCGGATCAGCCGCAACTTCAACTGGGTATGTATCCGGTTGATGACCCGCAGGCTGTGATGCAGCCCCGGCCCGACACGACATATGTAACATCGGGTGTAAACGTGGATGGGTATCCATCGGGTGGATCAAGGGACATTCAGTGGGGTTGGCAACCTGTAGGGGGTTCCAGCTTCTTTGACGTAGAACTCACGCCAAACTACTTGGTGGCAACAACAAGTGTTGGTACAGTAACGGTTAGCGCAACTTAGGAGCAGATATGGACAAGAAACAAGTCAAGGCAATTGCCGACACCGAAGCCAAGAAAATGGTCAAAGGCCATGAATCCCGCATGCATGCCAAAGGCATGAAGAAGGGTGGCCCTACCAGCTTGGATCGCAAGAAATACGGAAAGAACCTTTCCCGTGCGATGAACCAGAAATCTGGGAGCAAATAATGGGTAAATACAGCAAAAAGGTAATGGGCAAAGAGGTTGGCGATGCCAGCGTCTATGCCGAACCCCACACCATGGATGGGAAGAAGGCCAGCATCTCCAGTAACCCTGGCAAAGGGCCAAACGGGAGTGAGGCAGTGAATGTAAACATGTCGGTTGGCAACATCAACCGCAGTGGATATTCTGAACCCAAGACCACTGGCATCAAGATGCGTGGGACGGGAGCCGCCACCAAGGGCGTGATGTCCAGAGGCCCGATGGGTTGATATAACCATGGCACTGACTTATGCCCAGCTTGTAGTCGCTGTCAGCGATTATTGTGAAAACACGTTCGACACCACGGACATGAACACAATGATCAAGCAGGCTGAGCAGCGTATATACAACACTGTCCAGATTGCAAATCTCCGCAAGAATGTGACGGGGACTATCACATCGGGCAATAAGTATTTGTCATGCCCGGAAGACTTCCTGTCTGTGTATTCAATTGCCGTTTACCCAAATGGCGGTGGAAGCTACATCTACTTGCTCAACAAGGATGTGAACTTCATGCGGGATGCGTATCCCAACCCGGCCTCAACTGGTACGCCCAAGCATTACGCCATCTTTGGCCCTCAATCATCCAATGTGAACGAGTTGTCGTTCATTCTTGGGCCGACACCCAACGCAACTTATGGCACTGAGTTGCATTACTACTACTACCCAGAGTCCATCGTGACTGCGTCCACCACATGGTTGGGTGATAACTTTGATTCTGCGCTGTTGTATGGGACTCTGTGCGAGGCTTACACCTACATGAAGGGTGAGCCTGACATGGTCAAGCTGGTCAATGATCGGTATGTCCAATCAATTGCTCTGCTCAAGAACTTGGGTGACGGTAAACAGCGTCAGGATGCTTATCGTGATGGTCAGGTTAGGGTTCAGGTGAGTTAATGTCAATTGTCCAAACCCAGACCACCAGCTTTAAGGCGCAGCTTTATCAGGGCATCCATGACTTGACCACGGATGTGATCAAGATCGCCCTGTACACGGCCAATGCAAATTTAAACGCTGACACCACCGTTTACAGCAGTGTGAATGAAGTGGCCGCTACAGGCACTTATGTGGCGGGTGGTCAGACAATGACTGGGATCACCGTCAGCACATCTGACTACACGGCCTATGTTGGGTTCAACAATGTATCCTGGACTGGGTCAATCACGGCCCGGTGTGCCTTGATCTACAACGAAACTAAGGGCAACAAGTCGGTGGCGGTGCTGGACTTTGGGTCTGACAAAACGTCAGTCACCACGTTCTTAATCACGATGCCAGCCAACACATCAACCACAGCATTGATCAGGAGTTCAAATTGATAGTCACAACCACCAAGGGCGAAATGGATGATTCCTTGCTTGAAAAGCGAGAAGGAACTGTGGACAATGACAATGAATTGACCACCTGGGTTGAGTACTGGCTGGAAGGTGAACTTGTACATCGTTCTGCACATGTAACCCTGAAAAAAATGCCCGTCTTTGGCGGCGGCGAAACTTCTTCTTTTGCATAAGGAAATACCATGGCAAATACACAATCAATGACCACTTCGTTCTTGGGCGAGGTGCTGACTGCAACTCACAACTTTGGCACTGCGCCAATCCGTGCAGCCACTACGGCCGACACGTTTAAAGCAGCCCTGTACCTGACTTCGTCAACGATCAATGCCTCCACCACGGCATATTCGGCATCTGGCGAGGTGTCGGGCACTGGGTATTCCGCTGGCGGCGTTACGGTAACGAACGCAACAGCCCCGTTGTCAAGCAACAGTTCTGCTACGGCGGGTGTCGGCTATTGGACTCCATCAGCCTCAATCACCTACACCACGGTGACTTTGTCCACGGCGTTTGATGCAGTGTTGATTTACAACTCTACGCAGAGTAACAAATCGGTCAGTGTCCACACCTTCGGTTCCCAGACGATCACGGCTGGAACCTTCACTCTGACGATGCCTTCCAACACGACTTCGACTGCTCTGTTGCGCTTGGCTACCACATAAGGGGTAAGCCATGTCTCTCGGGTGGGGCGATGGCGCATGGGGGAGTAACGGATGGGGCGGTACTCTTGACCTCACAGGAACTGCCGCCACAGGTGCGGTAGGTTCCGTCACATCAGTCAACTTCACGATTGCCCTCACCGGGGTGTCATCCGTTGGCTCAGTTGGGACGATGGCTCCCAGCACCACAGAGGGTGAAGACGGCGATGTCGCCAATGGATTTGTTGGCAATGTAGGGGTAACCCTAGAGGTTACTCTAACGGGTGTTTCTGCGGCGGGATTGGTTGGAACGGTTGACTCCAGTAAAGATGTCGCCATAACCGGCAATTCAGCCTCTGGCGCTGTGGGCAATGTGGCGCTTGGAGAGCGATCTTTGGCGCTGACGGGAAACGCCGCAACAGGCTCCGTTGGCACTGTAATCCCAGATCGCAGTCAAGCTTTGACGGGCGTGGCGGCAACGGGGTCTGTGGGTACTGTGGAGCCATCTGCATCTGTGGGCATTACAGGTGTGACGGCCCAAGGTGAAGTGTCCCAGGTCATTGTTCCACTTAGTCCATTGACCGCCACCGGGGAAGTGGGCACGGTCGTTAAAGAGGTTTCCATAGCCCTGTCTGGTGTAAACGCATCAGGCTCTGTGGGGACAATGTCAGTAGCTGAAAGGGTAAAAGCTCTTACCGGCGTAAGCGCAACAGGATCAGCGGGGGATGTGATCGCCGTCTATTGGAAACCTATAGATGACACGCAGACCCCTTCGTGGCAAAATATCAGCAACCCGCAGACACCTGGGTGGTCAAATGTTTCAAATGAACAGACCGTCACCTGGGAAGAAGTCGTAACTTGAGGTTTAAACATGACTACAGCATACACATCACTCTTGGGTTTGGCTCTCCCCGTCACGGGGGAACTGAGCGGCACATGGGGTGACACGGTAAATAACAGCATCACCTCATTGCTGGACTCAGCAATTGCCGGGACAACCACCCTCTCTTCAGACGCAGATGTGACGCTGACCACCACAACTGGAGCGTCCAACACATCACGACAGGCTATTTTGCTGTGGACGGCAGGCGGGACAGTTACCAGAAATATCACTGCCCCTGCCCAGTCAAAGATTTACACGGTCATCAATGCAAGCTCAAGCACCCAATCAATTGTGCTTCGTGGGGTAGGCCCAACCACAGGTGTGACCATTGTGAAGGGCGAATCAGCCGTTTGTGCATGGAACGGATCAGACTTCATCAAGATCAGCAACACTGGCGGCGCAGCAGTGTTTACAACGCTTGATGTGACAAACCTTGAGGTTACTAACATCAAAGCCCTTGACGGCACTTCTGCCGCATCGATTGCCAATAGCACGGGCATTATCTCGCTAACAGCCAACCCAATTCTGTCAGGCGGCACAGCCAATGGTGTGGCCTATCTCAATGGCTCCAAGGTGCTGACTACGGGCAGTGCGTTGACTTATAACGGGCAACAGCTTACATCTTCTGGGTCAGCATCAGCGGCGGTTATTGGGTATGTTGCCACCACTTCAGCCGCAGACGGATACAGCGGCATTCGACTTATTAACACGGGCGCTTCTGGCAGGGAGTATCAAGTTGCCGTTGGTGGTAGCACTTCAGGACAAAACGGCAATTGGTATGTATATGACATTACTGCCAATGCTGCTCGTTTAATTATTGACCCAAGCGGTAACTTGGGATTGGGTGTTACGCCTAGTGCTTCCACAGCTAGTGGCGTTTTGTTTTTCAATAATGCCAGTCAATTTACTTTTTCTGGCCCTATATCGTACCAAGATGTAAACATTGTTTACAACAGCGGTGCTGACAGATACATTGCTAACGGCGCTGCAACACGCTTTTCAAGTGTTAATGGCGTTATGTCTTGGTATAACGCCCCCTCCGGCACAGCAGGTAACGCCATCTCCTTCACCCAAGCAATGACCCTTGATGCAAGCGGTAACTTGGGTGTAAACCAAACATCACCTAGTTTTAAAATTGATGCCATTGGAAGCACGACAAACGGCTCTGGCATTGTCACCACATTGCGATTGAAGAATGGTGGCACATCGGCAAATGATGGCGCAAAGATTTTATTTACCGCAGGAACATCAACTGATGGTGCTGGTATTGGCTCTGGCGGTCAAGCCCTAGATTCTGCCGACTTGCGCTTTTTTACGGGTGGCAATACTCTACGGATGACTATTGATAATCGTGGCAATGCAGGTATAAATATTTATCCTAAAGCCACATGGGATAGTGGATCAAGAGCACTGCAACTTGGCAGTTCTGGTGCGCTTTGGCAAAGAGCCGCAGATAATTTACTTGTATTAACTTCAAATTCTTGGTTTAACGGGTCGGGTGACTTTTATATTGCCAATGGCTTTGCGTCAAGAATGTATCAAGTATCTGGCTGTTTTTCCTTTGAATCAGCCCCTTCAGGCTCGGCTGATGCCGCATGTCCGCTTACAACAAAAATGTTTCTAAATGCGGCGGGTAACTTGCGTGTTGGTTTAACAGGGGATATTGACGGTAGTAATCCAGAGCGTTTTGGCGTTAGCTACACATACCCACAAACTGGTATGGCAATGGCAAATGGTTCTACTTCCACAACTTATGCAATATTGTTTAAAAATCCAAATGGCATTGTTGGATCAATTCAGACTAGCACCAGTGCAACAAGTTATGTCACATCATCTGATTACCGACTGAAAAACACGATTGCGCCTATGGTCGGAGCTTTGGGTAAAGTGGCTCAACTTAACCCAGTTACTTACAAGTGGAATTCTGACGGCTCTGACAGTGAAGGATTTATTGCTCACGAACTGCAAGAGGTAGCACCTTATGCAGTTTCAGGCGAAAAAGATGGCAAAGACATGCAAGGCGTTGATTACGGAAGGATCACTCCATTGTTAACTGCCGCTTTACAAGAAGCCATTGCAAAAATTGAATTGTTGGAAGCTAGACTTGCCTCATTGGAGTCCAAATGAAAATTTTGAAAGCAAAAAACAACACCAATACTGTTGAAGTCGCTTTGGCTGAAATTATGGATGGCAATAAATCAGTAACAGAAGTTGCGAAACATTGGGCTATTTTTCCAAGGCAATACATTATGGCTTTGGACATTGCCAAAAACGGATTAACTTTTCCAATTATTGTTAAAAAAGAGGGTGATAAGTTATTGTTTACTGCAAGCGGATGCCGCATTCAGTATGCGATATTGAATGGCTACACGCACATTGATGCATTGATTTTGGAAGATGACGCAGAAATTTTGGCAACAATGGAAGCACAGCGAGTTAATGACAACGAAATACTTGAAGGAGTATCAGCATGAGTACTATTCTTTGGAACATCAGCGCAATGAACTGTTTCCCGCAAGCTGAGGGGGAGACGGATGTTGTATTCACGGTTCACTGGCAGTGCAACGGAACACAAGAGCAAGATGGCAAGACCTACAACGGGTCTGTCTACTCAACTTGTGGCGTGACCTACACCGCTGGCACACCCTACACCCCTTATGCTGACCTGACGCTCGATCAAGTTTTAGGCTGGATTTGGGCATCAGGCGTGGACAAGGACGCTACAGAAGCGGCTGTACAGCAACAGATTGACAACGCCATCAACCCGCCCGTGGTGACACCACCACTGCCTTGGGCTACGGCATAATTAAAAAGGGCAACCCGCTGGCCCTGACAGCGGTTTTTTATGGAGAAACGCATGACTGAGCAAGAGACTCTGGCAACCCCTGTCAAACTGGAACTGCCCTTGGGCGCAGTGAACATGATCCTGGCCGCATTGGCAAAAGCACCTTATGAGCAAGTCGCTGACTTGGTGCAGGCCATTCGTGAGCAAGCCATCCCCCAGGTTCCAATGCCCCAAGAAGCCAAGCCTGCGGAGCAGCCATTGATCCAGTAACAGCATTTGCCCTGTGCAAAGGGGCATATGAAGGCATAAAGGGCTGCATCAGCGTTTACCAAGACCTGAAGAAAACCGGGTCTGATCTGACAAAGATCACAGGTGAAGTTGGTACAGCCCTTTCAAGTTTTTTCAAGGGCCACGCAGAGTTAGAAACCAGCCATGAGAAGGCTGAATTCCAGCGTGAAGAGAATCTAAAAAAGGGGATTAAAGACGATCTAGCCACACAAGCCATAGACAATGTGATGTATCTGCGGCAGACCAAAGCGTTTTATGCTGATTTGGAGAGAATGGTGCGCTGGGAGATGGGACAACCCGATCTCTGGCGGGAAATCGTTGAAGAGTATCAACGGCTGTTGGATCAAAAATCGGAGCAAGCGGCACGGGAGTTGCACGAAAAGCGGGTGAAAGCATGGCGGCGACAAAGGTTAAAAAATCAGATACTGGACAGGGTGCTGGAAACGGTGCTGGTGGTTTTCGTAGTCGCTTACCTGATATGCCTAATGTGGATAATCAGTCTTCATCATCGGGGTCGATTGGATACCTTCTGGTCTTGATCCTGTTTGCACTGGTCTTTGTGTTAGTGATCCCGCTGGTTGGGATGCTGTATGTGGACACGATGGTGGTGAAGCGGGAAGCCCGAGCACAAATGGAGAAGGTGGAGAAGCTGCGTAAACAGGTTGAAGAAGATGCCAAACGAGAAGCCGAACCCAGATGACACCTTGAGCAAGGTGCTGGCCTATGTGGACAGCCCGTTTAAACTGATCGCCATCCTGGTGATGGGTGTGGTGGCTTTCTCGGGGTATTTTCTTTGGCAGAACCAAGAATTGTTGGTGGGGGCATACCGGGAGAACCAGAAGATGCCCTCCATTGCAGAAGACAGAATTGAGGATGCGGCGTCACACCTGTTCAAGCATACTGGGGCAGTGGTTGTGGCAGTGTTCAAGGTCAACCCCATGTTTGGCACACGGGTGCTACACAGAGCCTACACAAAGGAAGGCCGGGACAAGATTAATGACGGGCTGGATGTCGGACTGTTTACATCCAATTCAGCCAACAACAAGGATGTGGTGGCGCTGATGGCGGGGGAGATACCCTGCGGCAGCTACACCCAGGCGCAGAGTGAGATTGGCCTTTGGTACATTGAGAAGGGAATAACCTATGGGTGTAGAGTGGGTGTTCCACCTGACCCCAGCAGGTTCATTGGACAGATTACCGTTGGATGGGCCGAACAGCCTGAAGACATGGAAAAGATTAACAACCTGCTGCTCATAGCGGCAACAATGCTTTCAAGGAGTAAACAGTAATGCTGACCCTATTTTCAACCCTGATCTCTTTCCTGATGGGTGGCTTGCCCAAGTTGCTGGAATTCTTCCAAGACCGCAGTGACAAAAAGCATGAGATGGCCTTGGCCCAGCTTCAGATTCAGCGGGAGTTAGAAATGCGAAAACTGGGCTTTGAAGCCCAGGAGCGGGTTGAGCATATCAAGTCAGAGCAACTGGAGATGGAAACCAAATCCAATGAGAAGCAAGCCCTGATTGGCGCTCAACAGGCTGAGATGCAGGCTATATACGCCCACGACACCAGCCTGAATGAAGGCACAAGCACTTGGATGAAGAACCTGCGTGCCAGCGTGCGCCCAGTCATCACCTACGGCTTCTTCCTGCTTCTGGTGGGCATTGACTGTGCCCTGATCTGGCACGGCTTCAACAGCAGTGTGAGCTTTGCGGAAATGGCAAACCAACTGTGGGATGATGAAACCCAGGCTCTGTTTGCCTCAATCATTGCCTTCCATTTTGGCGGCAGGGCGTTCGGCAAATGAACGTCAGCCCCAAGGCTTGCGAGGTCATCTGCCATCACGAGGGTATTCGGTACAAGCCGTATCGGTGCCCAGCCCTGCTTTGGACAATAGGAGTTGGACATGTACTTTACCCAGACCAAGCTAAGATACCAATGGATCAAAGAGGAGCTTATCCGCTTCGCCCAGAAGATAGCCGCACGTTTTCAAAGGAAGAAGTAGATGGGATTCTCAGAAGCGATCTTGCAAGGTTTGAGCGTGGAGTGGCTCAGTTCTGCCCCGTTCCCCTTACACAAGGTATGTATGATAGCCTTGTTAGCTTTAGTTTCAATGTCGGTCTTGGAACACTCCAGCGTTCAACGCTTCGTCAAAAGCTGCTTCGGGGCGATAAAGCGGGTGCTGCGGAAGAACTCTTGAAGTATTGCATGGCTGGTGGGAAAATACTCAAAGGGCTGCAAAATCGGCGTATCGATGAACGAGCCATGTTCTTGTCATAAGGTAGATCATGCCACTCAAAAAAATTCAACTCAGGCCCGGTGTAAACAGAGAAAACACACGGTACACCAATGAGAACGGGTGGTATGACAGCGACAAGATTCGTTTTCGCCAAGGTACGCCAGAGAAGATTGGCGGCTGGGTTCGTATCTCTGCCAGCACATTTGTTGGCATTTGCCGATCCCTGTGGGCTTGGGTAACGCTGGGCGCTGCCAACCTTTTGGGGGTTGGCACAAACCTGAAGTTCTATATTGAGAACGGCGGGGCGTACTACGACATCACCCCGGTCAGATCGTTGTCCACGCTGACCAACCCGTTTGCCACCACCAACCTATCAACCACCGTCACCGTGACGGATGCCGCTGGCGGGTACATCACAAACGACTTTGTCACGTTCACAGGTGGAACGGCAGTTGGTGGCTTGACCATCTCTGGCGAGTATCAGATTACTGTTACCGGCGCAACCACTTACACCATCCAAGCCGCCTCTGCGGCAACATCCACTACCACTGGCGGGGGCACTGTCTACGCCGTGTATCAGATCAATGTTGGCCCTGCATATGCAGTTCCTTTGGCAGGTTGGGGCGCAGGCCCGTGGGGTTCCGGAACGTGGGGGTTTGGTACAACGTCCACTGACTCCCTGCGTCTATGGAGTCAGTCCAACTTTGGCGAAGACTTGATCTTTGGCCCCCGAGCCGGGCCAATTTACTACTGGGATGCGTCAGTGGGTTTCCTTGGTTCCGTCTTTACCGTAACGATTGCCAGCCCAGGGGTTCTGTCCACCAGTTTAAACCTCACAAACGGAACAGCTTTGACGTTGACCACCACCGGGGCTTTGCCCACCGGCCTACTGGTGGGTACAGTCTATTACGTTGTAAACGTGTCTGGTACGCAGTTCAGCCTTGCCGCTACCTATGGCGGGTCGGCTATAACCACCACCGGAACACAGTCAGGCACTCATTCATTCTCCCCCAGAGGTGTTGCCCTGACGGCTTTGGGAGGCGGGTCGAGCGTCCCGGTGATACAGAACTTCATTCTTGTGTCCGACACAAGCAGGTTTGTGTTTGCCTTTGGAACAAACGATTACGGGTCATCTGCCCAAAACCCAATGCTGATTCGCTGGTCAGATCAGGAGGCTCCGGTAACCTGGACTCCAGCCGCAACCAATCAGGCTGGCAGCTTGCTCCTCTCCCATGGCTCAGAGATCGTCACCGCCATACAGTCCCGGCAAGAGATATTGGTGTGGACAGATTCCTCCTTGTACTCCTTGCAATACGTTGGGCCACCTGTTGTGTGGGGTTCCCAGCTTGTGGGCGAAAACACATCCATTGCATCTGAAAACGCTGTTGCCTACGCCAACGGCGTGGCGTACTGGATGGGTGTGGATAAGTTCTACAAATACGATGGGCGCACTCAGACGCTGAACTGCGATCTGCGTCAATATGTGTTTGAAAGAATCAACAAGCTTCAGTATCAGCAAGTGTTTGCCGGGACGAACGAAGGCTTCAATGAAATCTGGTGGTTCTACGTCAGCGATGAAAGTCTGGACTACACCATCGACAGCTATGTGGTATTTAACTACGCAGAGAATCAGGGTCAGGGATGCTGGTACTACGGGTCACTTGCTCGGACGGCATGGCTTGACACCGGCTTACGGGATCACCCCTTGGCCGCTACATACAGCTACAACATCGTCAACCATGAACAGGGCGTGGATAACTCTGAAACAGCAACGACTCTGCCCATTGAGTCCTTCATCACCTCATCTGAGTTTGACATAGAGGACGGGGACAGGTTCGGGTTTATCTGGCGGGTGCTGCCTGATGTGAAGTTTGTTGGCTCCACAGCCGCAAACCCACAGGTCACCATGTATCTCAAGCCCATGCAGAACTCTGGCTCTGGGTATAACAGTCCCACATCCCTGGGCGGGTCTGACAACGCCACAGTCACCCGCACGGCAACGGTTCCAATTGAGGCGTTCACTGGTCAGGTGTACATCAGGGTGCGTGGCCGTCAAATATCCATGGAGTACAGATCAACCACTTTGGGCGTTCAGTGGCAAGCAGGCTCACCACGGATTGATATCCGTCAGGACGGCAGACGATGACTGACATTTCCAAGGTTGTTGCGCCACGGATGCCCAATGCGCCGTTGGCGTATGAACCAGCGTACCAAGAGCAGTTTATGAACATCCTGCGGTTGTATTTCAACCAGTTGGATAACGCCACCCAACAACTCACCACAGACCGCAACCTGCTGTATTCTGTTTACACAGTGGCTACGCTGCCCAGTGCGGTAACCAGCGGCAAGGGCGCTAGGACATTTGTGTCTGATGCTCTGGCTCCAGTGTTTGGGGCAACGGTAGTGACAGGCGGCGCTGTAGCCACGCCCGTGTATTCAGACGGCACGAATTGGAAGGTGGGCTGACATGGAAAAGATGACCATCAGAGAAATCCTTGATGCCGATCTGGCGAAAAATTACAAGGGCGATAATTTTGATGCAGAGCAAAACTATAAAGGTTTTAAGTTGCTCATTGAACAAGGCACAAAAATGTATCGGGTTGGCAATACCATTTATATGGTTGACCCGGCGGGGGAAGACACCATTGAATGGCACACAAGCAACGCAGAGCGATCAGATGCCTTGTTGGCAAACACAAATAAGTTCCTCAAGCGCCTGAAAGCAGACGGCGTTAAAAAGGCTTTTACATATTACGACAATCCAAAAATACATGCCCTTGTTAAACAGTTTGATTTTCCAACGAAGTTAAATGAAGTCAACGAAGGCAAGTACAAAACATTCAAAGCGGAAGTGAGTCTGTAATGGGATTTGTTAACCGAACGGCCAATACAGTTTCAAGAGCAATTGGTACTGACAGCGGCACGGCTGGAACCGCAAAGGCCGTATCTGGCGCAACGGCCTCAGTGGGGCAAGCCCTATCTGACTTTGACAAAACCGTTGGCATATCTGCCATAAGCCGGGAGGCAACTCAGTTTTCTAAGGATATTGGATTAACTGGCGCTGTCAAGGAGGTGTCAGATGTTGTACACGGTATTGGTAAGGCCGCTGAAAAAGACCCGCTCCAATACGCCGCCATTATTGCCTGTATTGCCGCCGCTCCATATACTAATGGCGCTTCATTAAAACTCATACCCTATATCCAGGCCACGGCCAAGGTAACAAGCAAACAAACGTCCGCAGAGGACATGATCAAAGAGGGTGCAAAAGCCTATGTTATTTCTTCGGCCTCTGCGGCGGCTGGGGATTACGTTGCAGGTGATCCGGTCACTGGAGATATAACGGGCGGCTACGTCCCTGCAACTGGTGTAACTGGCGCAACTGGTTCCATGGCAGTGGGTAAAGCGGCTGGGAATATATCCGCAGGTATTATTGCCAATGCCGCCAAAGGCGGCAAGCTAACAGTAGGGGAAATTGTTGCGTCAGGTGTATCTGATGCGGGTCTGGCATATCTTGCAAAAGAATACACCCCTAACTGGACAAGTCTTACGCCAAAACAACAAGCCGCCGCCATTGATGGCGTAAAGACTGTGCTGGGCGATAAATCTGCGGCATCTAAACTTGTAACAGATGCCCTGTATTCATCTATTCAGACCGCCTCAAAGGCCGCAATGGCTGTTGGTTATGACAACCCCTGGCAAAAGCAAGCGGCAGAAGAAGGTGGGTTCACGGATGCCAAGACGTTTAAAGCCGCAGACAAGCTTGGGATAACCAATATTGGAGAATACGATGAGGCGATTGCTGGTGGATTTGCCAGTGGCAATGAATTAAGAGAAGCCAAGGGCTACGGCATATCCAACAGAGCAGACCTGATGGACTTGAAGTCTGGCGGGTTTGACAACCTTGCTCAGTTGAATGAGGCCAAACAGGGCGGCTTCACGTTAAAGAATGATTTTGTTGATGCCAATCAGTTGGGCATTGCCAGCCTTGATCAATACAACAAATACAAAGACGGCAAATGGACTGATCCCGAAGAATTTAAACAGGGGATGGCAAAAGGGTTTGCCGATAAAACAACTTATGACGATGCCACCACCAGAGGATTTGAAACTCAAGCCGATTACACCAAGGGCACTGATCTTGGCTTCAAAACAGGCCAGGACTACAAGTTAGCCACCGACAACAACATTGATGCCAAAACATGGAATGAGAATAACGACAAGTCCAAAACGGCTGGGTGGGACAACTATGCAGATCAAGTAAATGCAGAAAAGACAGGTTTTAAAAATCCTGATGAGTACAAGTATGCAAAAGCTGTTGACCTTGAGAATGAAGGCTCAGACATAACTCAAAATTACTTTGCCTCACAGATAACTGAGGTGGGCGAGGACTTATACGCTTTGCCAGAAAACGCAGGCTTGTATAACGCCAAGACCGGAGAGGTCACGGACTTTGATGGCAAGGTGATTCACAACATGTTTGAGGGCATCGTAAAAGAAATCAACAAACTGGATGTCAATCAGTTTGTGCAAAGGCCCCGAACCACCACAGGCCCAACAGGCCCCATGTCCGCAACGGACGCATTGTCCCAAGCGGCACAGGTCATCCCAGACTATCTACAAGACCCCAGCCAGATTGCCAAGCGCAAGGAGCGGGGCACACCTTACTCAACAAATCCTGAATACAGCGTGTTGAACCCACAGGCTCCACAGACCCCGCAGACTCAACCCCAACAGAAGCCGCAACCCCTCGCATTGCCCAACCCGGAAGTGGTGCAATCAGGGCTGTTTTCTGGTATTCTTTCCCCGTATAACCCGCAGAACACCCAAGGTGGCCCTTATGGATGACGAAGAAGACTATTCCCGGTATTTTGATGCCGCATCAGAGTTTGATGCTCCTTCGTATTCTGAAACTGCGCCGTCCACACGATCTTTAACTGCGCCATCAGATCAAACCTATGACTACTCCCGGTTCTTCAATGATGAATCTGGGATAAACCAAAACACGCAGTTTCCTGACAGGGTAGACGGGCCAACACCTGCCATTCTTGGTGACACGGGTCGCCGTGATCAAGACCTTGAAGACTATCTTGCCATGTTGAAGGGCAGCCAAACCATCCCCGGCAATGATCAAAGCTTCGGTTTTCTTCCCCCTCCAGGGTTAGACCAAAGGGAAAAACAAGCCATAGCACGGGAAGAGGCAAGCCCTGGCGGCACAGCCATGAACCCGGTGGACAAAAATGGTTTGATGGGTGGCATCTCAGCCGCCTACAAAGCATTGCAACAGGCAAACAAAAAAGCTGGCCCTGATCAGATGTCCAAGAAGGACATGATGTCCCTTCTCATGCCAATGCTGTTGGCAATGATTGCCAAGCAACAGGGTGGGTCTGGCATGTCTGCGGCTCAACAGGCCACACAGCCATCCATCCCCAATTTAACTGCCAAACGGGAAATGACTCCCTATGCGGCCCCCGGTCAGCAGGGCTACACCCGCCCCGGCGCTGGTGGTAAGAAGTACTTTACTGACGTTGAGTACAGGGCCGCTGGTGGTGGTATTGGTGATCTGGGTGGCTACTCAGATGGCGGTAGGCTATTAAAAGGCCCAGGGGATGGTGTTTCCGACTCAATTCCTGCGAAAATAGGCCAATCACGACCAGCGAGGTTGTCTGATGGGGAGTTCGTTATCCCCGCCCGTATCGTTTCAGAACTTGGGAATGGTTCCACAGAGGCCGGGGCAAAGAAGCTCTACGCAATGATGGACAGAGTCAAGAAGGCCCGAAATCATAAAAACATTGCCGCCAACACCAAGGCTGAAAAATATTTACCCGCTTGAGGTTTAAACATGTCAACTACCCCCGCAACAACCCCAGGTATGACCACCACCGCTGGTGGTACAACCTCATCTGGTTTATCTGATTGGGCGCAACCATACATTGTTGGCACGGCCACTGATCCCGGATACCTCACAAAAGCCAAGGCTCTTGGCAACAAGGGGTATGAGGCTTATGGTGGGCCATTGACCGCTGGCGAGTCTCAGCTTCAAACCAAGGCATTCCAAGGTATTGGCGGGTTATCCGTTCCGAGTTCAATTGGCACTGCCGCAACCACAGCGGGGAATGTGGCGAATAGGTTTGCCGGGATGAGTTACAACCCATCGCAGTTTGGCAATCAATTCGCCGCCCCCGGTGCATACCAAACTGGTCAGTTCACAAACCAATACCAAGCCCCGGACGCTTATCAGGCAGGTCAGTTTGACACTGATACGTTCGGCGCTGACCAAGCCCAACAGTACATGAACCCGTACTTGCAGTCTGCGCTTAATCCTCAACTGGAAGAAGCCCGTAGACAGTCCCAGATTACTCAGTTGGGTAACCAAGCCAAGGCAACTCAGGCTGGGGCATTTGGTGGTGGCCGTCAGGCGATCATGGACGCTGAAACCCAGCGTGCTTTGGGATCCAACCTTGCCAACATTACCGGGCAGGGATACAACACGGCCTACGACAAGGCCATGTCGCAGTTCAACGCTGACCAAGCCCGTCAGATGCAGGCCCAACAAGCCGGGGAGCAATCTAGGCAGTTTGGCGCAACTCAATCGGCTACAACCGCTGACCTTATGGCGAAGTACGGCCTGTCTGCACAGCAAGCGCAGGAAGCCTCACGACAGTTTGGTGCAGGTCAGGCCATGACTGCCGCCCAACAGGCCGCTCAGTACGGTTTGGCAGGACAGCAAGAGGCAGAGAAGTCCAAGCAGTTCGGTGCAAACTACGGCCTGGAATCCCTGAAGAACCAGCTTGCCGCCGCACAGGCTCAAGGCCAGTTGGGACTTACCGAGAACACGGCCAACCTTGCCAACCTCCAGCAACAACTCACTGCCGGTGATGCACAGCGCAAAATTGAGGCCGAGGGGGTCAAGGCTGACTTGGATGAATTCAACGTGCAGCGTGAGTTCCCGTATAAACAGATTCAGTTCCAGCGGGACATCCTGTCGGGCCTGCCAGTGTCTGCGATCACATCCCAGGCCCCACAGATCAATGATGTGGCGGCATTGGTTGCCAGCATGGGTGGTATGTCAAAGATGATAGATTCCGCAAATGCCAACCCGTCCGTGAAGAAACTTCTTAAATACCTGGGACTTGACCTAGACGAGGCTGTGTAATGAATCTGATACAAGTACAAGACCGCTTAAAGGACATGCCTACACAGGTAATCATGTCCTATGCCAATGGATCAAACCCGGAAGTTCCTCCGTACCTTGCCCTGGGTGAATTAAATCGCAGAAAGCAGATGGAGCAAAAGCAGGTACAGGCTCCTCAAGGCACGGTTAAAGATCAGATTGAGCAGTCCGTCAAGCTTGCCCAAGCCCAGAAGGCCGCACAGGCCCAGGGCCAGCAGAAGATGACTGAAGCCATGGGAGCACAGCAAACTCCCGTACCCGGTGGCACACCTCAACCACAGGAACAGCCTGAAGCGGGTATTGCCCAACTGCCCACAGGCCCCATGAATTTCCGTGATGGCGGGATTGTTTCGTTTGCAGACAACCCCAATCAACCTGCCAGTGAAAACATGCCATCGGATGAGGAAGAAAGACAGCGTCAGGCAAGACTGCGTCAAGTTCCCGAGAAAGCAACATCACCCGCTGGCGATATTTTGCGAAGCTTGGGGTTGGCCGATTTGGTTGAAGGGTTTAAATCATCTCAGCGTGACGAAGGTAACAAAGAACGTAGCGCCCAGCTTTCTGCGGCGTATGACTTGCGCCCCGGCTTCTTTGAATCCTTAACGCCAACCGAGCGTGAGCGCCGAGAAAAGGCTGCTGGCATTCTTTTGAAAGGCCCACAGGCCGTTCCAAAACTGTCGCAAGCAGAACTTGCGGCCAAGGCTATGGCGTTTAAAGGCAAGCAGGAGGTTGACGAGTCTCAACTTGGAAGTCCTGTAAACATGATGCCTCCTGCTCCTAGCGGTGGCGGTGCTGGCGGTGGTGGCGGTGGTGGCGGTGGCGCTGGTAGGGTTGGCGGTGCTGGCGGGGGCAGAGCGCCCGGTGGAGCGCCACAGGCTGGTGCGCCAGCGCAAGATGATGATCTGGCAATGTTGAGAAAAATGCGTGATGAACTCAAAGCGCCCACGCCTGTTGACAGGGATGCTGAACGGGCTGCATTTGCCAAAAACAATCCGTACCTAAACACTCAGCCCGGATCAAAGCTGGAAGAAATGCACACAAGAATTACACAGCGTGACGAAGAAGATCGTGCACGGTTCCTGAAGAACGAGGAAGAGCGCAAGCAAGGTCGTTTAAACAGAGGATTGATGGCTGGTGCAGAAGCTACCCGAGGCCAGGGCGGTATTGGCGCTTTGGGTTCATTCTTTATGGGGTTCAACAAAGCTGGCGAGGCAGAGGACGAGTCTGCAAGAACCCGGATGGATGCTCAACGGGTCATGGAGCGTCAACAGGAAGTTTTGCGTGCTGAAGTCATGGACAAGATTGAAAGCGCCAGACGGGCTGAAGCACGGGGTGACTTTGCCACCGCTATTCAAGACAAGAAGGATGCCGCCACAGCCACCGCTAAACTGGCCGAAACAAGGTTTACTTACCAACAGGCCATTACAACTGCGGCTGAAGCAAAACGTCACAACATGACCACGGAACAGTTCCAGCGTGAGCAGTTGCATTACACAAGAGTGGCCGCTGAAAAGGGGCCTCAGATTGAACAGAACTACAATTTCATCCGCAAGGCCAGACCTGATCTAACACCTGCCCAAGCATATGAGCAGGCAGTTTCGTTAAGTCCTGGCGGCATTGCTGGAGAGAAGCTTCAGTCCAGGGAGATGAATGAGGCAGAAAAGGAGTTTGCAAAAGATCCTTTAACCCCAGGATTGGCCCAAAAGGTCAATATGGCAAGGTTTAGCGAAAATAAAGCCAAAATTAAAGCGGCAGAAGATGAATACGAAGCACACAGGAAAAGGTTTTACAAAAATAAAAACCTACCTTTACCGGAAGGATCTGGTGGTACTGCTGTAGATCTCAGCCAATTTGGTACGCCACAAAAAGTTAAAGGCTGAGCATGCCAACTTACAGAATTGCCGCTCCGGACGGGAACAGCTACGACATAGAAGGCCCGGAAGGCGCAACAAAAGCGCAACTTGTACAGGTATTGCTTGCCAAAACACCATACGCAGGCCAAACAACCCAGGAACTCAAAGAAGCCCCAAGCGCCCCATCCAAACTCAAGGATGTGGGCATTGCCGCCCTCACGGGCTTGGCAGGTGGCGCTCAGTCCCTGACTGACCTATTCGGCGCAGGGAACATCGCATCCAGGGGCCTGTCCAGCGTTCAGCAATCAGCGCAGGAAGGTCTGTCAGAGGCCCGTAAGGCAGAGATTGCCAGGGACGAAGAACTGAAGAAACGTGCCGAAGGTAGCTTCTTGGACGAGGCTGGTGCTGGCTTTCGCTCCTTTGCCAACGCCCCATTGCAGGAGGGCATCCAAGCCCTCTTCTCATCCGCTCCAATCATTGCCGCAGGCGCTTTGACAGGCGGTGCTGGCGCTGTCCCATTGACTGCCGCCCGTGCAGGTCTTGCCGCCCGTGCGGCACAGGCTGGACGAGTTGCCGCAAGCGGTACAGGCGTTGGTGCGGCCATGGGCCTGGGCGGTCAGAAGGGTCAGGACTACGAGACAGTCAAACGGGAACTGATGAACCGTGGCATGCCAGAACCCGAAGCAGAGGCCAAGGCTCAAGAGGCGGCGGCTTACAGTCTTCAGAACCTACCCCGTCAAGCAGTTGCCGCTGGTGCTGGCGCATTAGAAGGCCGTTACGGTGTTGAGGGTGCACTGTCCAATCTGATTAAGAATCGTGCAGTGGCTTCAGCTGCCGGTAAACCGTTTACACCAGAGCTACCCCCAGGCTACGGTAAGGCCGCAGTTTCATCAATATTCGGTGAGATGATCCCTGAAGGTATCCAGGCCGCCACAGGGCAAGTGGGCACTAACATCGCATTGACACAAGCAGGCATACCAACTGATGCCCTGAAAGGTGTAACCAGCGCAGTGGCCCATGATGCCGCTGTTGCCGCTTTGCTTGGCACGGCAGTGACCCCGTTCCAGAAAATCAACATGGTGCGGGAGTTCAACCAAACGATGGTTGAAAGACAGCAGAAGGCGTTTGAGGAAGAGGCCAAGAAGCGGGAAGAGTTTGAGCGCAAGAGGCAGGAAGAAATTGCCAAGACCCGCCAAGAGTTGGGCATAGAAGAAAAGCCTCCATTGCTTCTGGAATCAGACCTGTACAAGGATGAAAAGACAGGGGAACTCAAGTCCAAAACCAAGCTGGATGCCGCAGCGCCCGTCACCGATCCATTGATTAACCCATTGGGTAACCTGACCAAGGATGAACTTGGCAGGGCCGTTGGCGTGTCTGATGTGTACAAGTTTGTAGACAATTACCGCCGAAAAAACAATTTACCCAAGCTTGAAACTTATTCCATTGAAGACCTGAAGGATGCCCAGCCGGGATTGGCAGAGGTCGGGGAGAAGGGTTCGCTTGAGTCAATCCTGACGTTTAAAACAGGATACGAAGCCAACACACCAATATCTGCCGACAATGTTTTGGACATTGCGCTACATAAAAATGTTGAGACAGGAACCAAAGGGTGGAATGACTTCTTGGCCCGGACAACAGGCAACAACTCCCTAGACACCATGTCTGGCCCTGAGTTGCTTGCAGTCTCACAGGCTTTAAACAGATTGCCTGACCCGAAACCAGAATCTGCGCCCATCATTCTGCCCGAAGGCACTAACGCCAAACTGTTTAAACAAAGCCAATACGACAGCGCAGTCCGGGCCGTTGATACGGCTCTGTCCGGTCAGGGCTTGTCTTTGACCCCTGGGCCAATGACTGAGCAGGCTACGCTGGACGTAATTAAACAAGCCACTGGCCTGACCTTGGATAAGCATGCCAAGGCCATTCTGGACACCGCAGTCAAGCAAGGCGACTTTGATCTGGAGATGACCCCGAAGTACGAGGTCACTGACCCGGCCACTGGTGTCAGGGTTGGTGATCTGTACGAAACCCGCAAGGAAGCGCAGGCCGCTGCCAAGCCCAAAGGTTTAAACGTCAATGAGGTGACTGAGAGTGCAGTCGTTGCACCAAAGACCGCCACCGTCCTGCCTGATGAGTTTGACATCCAAGAGGGTGAGTTCAAAACCGGCGAAGCGCCCGAAAGCTTTGACATCATGGCCGGGAATACGGTTCTTGCCAATACAACGTCTTACGAAGATGCCGCAGGAAGAATTGAAGGCTTTACCAAAATAAGAAAGCGGATGGCTGACCAAGCGTTAGCCAGGGTTACAAAACTGCAAGAAGAAATTGCTAACAGTCAGAGTGACCTTGAGCAAATGGAGGCCAGGGGCGAGGCAAACACCCAAGAGTACATTAATGCCCGTGGCGCTCATGCAAAACTGCTTAAAGAGCAGGAGGTCAAAACAAACGAAGCATTTGACGAGGCAGATAAATATAACCCGGAGACAAATCCGATCTCCATCAAGCCCCGCAAGTTAGCTCCTGTTCGCCGCAGGGGCCTAACTGTACTTCAGAAGGGAATCCCTTCTGCTACCTTCCCCACCCGGACAGCCGCAGAAGAGCACATCATTGCCAACATGTCCGATCAGCAACTCAAGAAGCTGACCAAGACTGAGGGCCGCAGGACATTAGCAAAACGGGCATTGGCCGAGTTGCAGGCCCGTGAGGACAAGAAGGCCGGGATCACCAAAGGCTTTGCGGTCAAACGCTCTGAGGTTGAGGGAGAGCCAGAGGTTTCCCAGGAGGTTAAAGACAAAATTGCCGAACTGGAGAAGTTTTTGCTCCCAGCCCTGCGGAAGCTGGGTTTAAACGATGTTGCCCTGAAGATTGAGCAATCCATTGCAGGTGGTAGGGCAGGAGGCTCCTACTACAAGAGCCTGATCAAGATTGCCATGGACGAGGAGAATCCTCTGTTGACCATGCGCCATGAGGCGTTGCATGCATTGAAGGCTCTAGGGTTCTTCACACCACAGCAATGGGCCACCCTTGAGCGTAAGGCCCGGACGGAGTGGGTGAACAAGTACCTGCTTCAGCGTAACGCTGATGGAAAGCCAATCAAGCCCAATGAGGCATCCCGTTACGATGCTTACGAGCGCATCAACATTATTGAGCCAACCGTTTGGAATCGGGAGAACCCTGATAAGCCCCAGAGAACGGTCATGTCCCAAGCGGACTTCATGGACTTGATTATTGAGGAAGCAATTGCCGATGCGTTTGCCGACTTCACTGTAAACAAACCCCCACCTGGGATGATCGCTGCGGTAATGCAGCGTTTAAACAAATTCTTTGAAGCTCTGCGTAATGCCATGGCTGGCGCTGGGTTCCAGACAGTGGATGACATCTTTGGCAAGGTTGAGGCCGGTGAGTTGAAAGCCCTGGGTCAGGGCGCTGGCACTGAGAAGAAGAGTCTGCGTGCAGGGTTCCAAGTACCTCTATCCACCGTTGATCTCATGGAAGGCGATACAGCAGTGGCCCGTAGGGAACTGGGCTTGCGAGTGGCAAAGGAGCCGGGTGAACGAGCCGGTCAGTTGAACAACGTTCGTCAAATTGCCATTGCTTTAAACAAGCAAACGCTCGACACCATCGGGAAGATGGATCGCAACAACCCGACAGAAGCTGATGCCGTCAAGCTGTCCGAGGCCATGGCAGATGAGGTCATGTATCAACTTGGCACAACGTCCACCACAGGAACGGGGCTTGGCTGGTACTCCCACAATTACCCCAACGCAGTGAAGCGTTTGGCTAGACGGTTCCCGGAGTTGGAAGACAACAAGCACGCACAGGCTGTATTTACAGCCTTGGTGGCAATTACGTCCAACGGGGAGAAGGTCAAGAAGAACATTTCCAATGCCATCAATCTGTATGCCAAGATACGCATGGGCAAGCCGCTGGTGGCGATGGGTAACCGAAGGGCCACGGCCCTGCAAAACAATTTGCAGACCTTGCAGGATTTGCTTATTGAACATGGTGAAAACTTCCAACAGCATCTGCTGAAGGAAACCACAGTTGCCGACATGAATGTGGAGTTGCGTGCCAGAGGCAAGAAACCAGACGCAAGCTACTTAGCAGAAACCACCGTGCCAACAGCGGCCATCTATTTCGGGCCAAAGCTGGGCGCTTTCTACGCCAACCTGTCTGGGTCTGAGGGCTACCTGACCATGGATCTGTGGTGGACTCGCACGGTCAACCGCATGCGTGGTCTGCTGATCCCCATGGCAACTGCGGCATCGATTGGTAAGTTCCGCACAATGATGGACAGGCCAGATGCCACCCGTGAGGAAGTCATTGCGGCGGCTGTCCCGTTGCGAGACAAGTACCTGGACTATGGGTACAACACCGAACTTGAGCATTTGGTTAAGTCCAAAGAGCCAGCCAAGAAGTTTGCAAAACCAGCATGGTTTAAACGTGCCGAGCAGGCTGCTGGCGACAGTTACGAGCAGATGCTGTACGAACATAACCTGGAAAAGATGGCAAACACCATCTATAAGAACGAGTACGACATGCTTGCAGAAGCACCGTTTACTGCGTCTGACAGAAAATTTATGTATGATATTGGCAGAAAGACACAAACCCTATTGCGTGACAGGGGGATTAGTCTTACACTGGCAGATATACAGGCGGCATTGTGGTACTACGAGAAGCGTCTGTATCAAAAACTAAGCGGAAGGAAAGCAGATGACATCGGATACGAAGAAGCAATCATCGCCCAAGCCAATGAGAGTACTGGACGAGCAAGACCCAGTGTGGTCTTCACTGGAGGACTTAACGGTGGGGCTGTCGCCACAGGAAAGATCGAAGGCTCTGAGGGAGTTCGTGAAGAGTCTGCCGCTGAAGAACCCAAGCTAAGTGTAAGAGGAACAAATGAAAACATACGACTTGCAAAACCTACCGTTCGACCCAGCGGTGGAGGCAATGAAAAAATCAACTACGGGCCGAAATACTCCCTCCGAGAAGACATACGATCCTATAGAGGACGCAATGAAATGCAATCCCGGACTCACACGGGAAGAAGCCTTGGAGATGGCACAAGCGTTCGGGTTCTAGGCGCAAAGCCTATAGCTGAGTTTGCCCCTACTGATTTGTTTAAGGGGATTGTCAGTGAGCACGGGAATCAATCACCCGTGTTCTACGAAATTAGCGGCAAAGACGCTGGCGTGTACGAGAAAGCAATCCGGGATGCCAAAGATGCCAGCCCATATGGGGCGGCTGTCTATGTTTACCCCGTAGAAGATTACGCAGACATGCGCCTCTTTATGACGGAGGATGGCAAGTCCGGTATTGCCCTAAAAGGCGATGACATTGTTTCAGTCTTCTCTGGGCCACCACACAAAGGCTCTGTTAATTCTTCAATTCAACTGGCCGTCCAAGAGGGCGGCAGAAAGCTTGATGCTTTTGCAACTGTTCTTCCATCGCTTTACAACGCCAACGGTTTTCAAATTGTTGGACGCATGAAGTGGAATGAAGAGTACAAGCCTGATGATTGGGACAAACAAACATTTTCAAAGTTTAACGGTGGTGAGCCTGATGTTGTTTACATGGTCTACAACCCAGATGACAACAGAACAGTATTTGAGAACCCAGGTGAATATTTTGATGACCCTGATGAGCTTGCACAAGCTCAAAGGGACGCTGTAAACGCATACTACAACGAAGGAACTGGCTATGGATCTGCACAGCAAGCTGAAGCGTCTAGAAGACTCAAAGCCCAAACGGGAACAGTTTCAGGGCAAAGAGGAGTTCGAAGAGGCGTACAACTACTGGATGAACAGACAAGGGCAAAGTATCCCGGTCTTGAGGAACCTGTTAAAGGGTTACCAGCAACGGTAAAGGTTGACGGCGTTGATGTGACGTTTGGCCCCTACATTCCCGCACGGGAAGCGGCGGTTCTGTACGCCGAAGAGTCTGGTCTGCCTTACCGACAGCAATCAAGCTATCACAAGCTTGACCCAGAGTTCTCCAAAATGCTGGCAAGTTCTTATGCCCGGATGATTGATGAGCCGAATGCTCCTCAAGTCAAAGCCGCATACAAAGCATGGGCAGATGAAACTATTGCCCAGTACAAAGCAATGCTCAAGACGGGCATCACGGTTGAGTTTTTTCCGGATGCCATAGACACCTACGGCAACCCAAGAAATTCCATACTGGATGTTTTAAACAACAACCATCTATATGTGTTCCCTGCTGATGGCGGGTTTGGCAAAGACGCAATCACTGACGAGCAGATAAGGAGCAATCCTGCGCTGGCATTGACCGACATCGTTATTTCTGGCCGCAGGGCCAGGGTGGTCGAGGTGTTCCGTGCTACACATGATTTCTACGGTCATATCAAAGAAGGCTTTGGCTTCCGTGCCGAAGGTGAAGAGAACGCATTCCAATCGCATGTAAGAATGTATTCTCCTTTGGCCGCACGGGCCATGACAGCAGGAACCCGTGGACAAAACTCTGAGGTGAACTTTGGCCCCAATGCTGACTTCAACAAAACAGCATCTGGCAAGGACACAAAATACGCAGACCAAAAGATTGGTTTATTGCCTGAGTGGGCATCGACCATGGAGATTGAGCCTGACATAGTCGCAGAACCTGCGTCTGTAGTAACGGGCAAAGGTGTTGTTTTAGGAACCCTGCAACCTGGGGCGGCAAGCTTCAAGGGCGCTCACTATGGAAACGCCAAGGTAAACACCCTCAATGGCGACAAGTATGGCACTGGCATCCGTGGCGCAGAAAGCAAACGGCTGGCCCAAAGCAATGACGAGCGCATCAATCGCCGGGTTTATTTCTATACCCAAAAACCAGACGGAACCATGCCTATACCGGAAGCCGGTCTGGGTCAGTACGTTTACACGCAGCAGTTTGACAACATTCTTCCTCCGGGCGTAGAGAGCGACAGACTGTCTGATCAAGCCAAAGGCAACTCAAATGATTTTGAATCATTGGTTGTAGACGCTGGCTACGATGGATATGCCATTCCTGATATGGGCATGATGGTTGTCCTAAATCACAACGCACCTGTTCAGTACCGTGGAACCCGTTCTGAAATGGCAGAGCGGGGCGAGAAGTTGAGCGTCCGTCCCCCGCCTTTGATTGGCCGGATAGCCCCCAACACACCAGAATTTAAACGCTTCTTTGACGGCAGCAAGGCCATCAACGATGACGGCTCACCAAGACTGATGTTCCACGGGACAGTGGAAACGCCGGGTGAAGAGGGTAATTTATTTAGCACCTTCAACCTGTCTGATGATGGGAAGCTTGGCTCTGGCGTTTACACAACCTCTGTGCCGGTTTACGCAGAAACATTTGGGTTCTCCCAGCCTGCGTTGATGCCCCTGTATTTGTCGGCCAAGAACCCCTACAACATCGATCTAGGGGACTTCCCAACCCGGATGAAGGGTGGCAACCTTGTCCTAACGGACGAGGCTTTCAATGCCCTAGAAACGCAGATGAAAGAGGCCGCTACCAAGCTGTCAGGTAAACGCCTGATGGACTTGGAGGGTAGTGAAGTAAGGAAGATGTTTGAGAAGGCTGGCTATGATTCCATCATTGCCAAGGACAGCTTTGGCAACATCATTGAAGCCCTTGCGTTTAAACCTGAACAGGTTAAGTCAGCCACCGGCAACATTGGAACTTACGACCCCGCCAACCCTAACATTCGTCTGAGCGTCCGTAACATCATCGGCGACCAGAAGGTCATCGATGCTTACTTGTCCAAGACCACGGCACGGGAAGAGAAGGGCCATGCGGCCCGTATGCTGGATGCCGTCACCCCGCCCACATACACATCTCTGCGTCAGATGTTCTTGAATCAGTACGACTCATTGGCCCGGTTGGATAACCGCTATGCCAAGGCCAAGGGCATTGTCCGCTTGATGGCTGACTCCAGTGCAGAGGCGGCGGCGTTGATGTCCGACATGGCCGCTGGTGTGGCCGCACGGGTCATTGGCATGGGCGGCAGTTCCGGTGGCGCTCCTGTGTACCGCAATGGCGCTACCTACATCGACAACAAGAACGGCACGATCAAAGGCCCAGCGTTGATCTTTGTTCCGTTGGCAAAGTACAACGACCCGGAGATATACCAAGCCTACCAATTCTGGGCTGGTGTACAGCGTGGGTCACGCTACATGCTGAACCCCAACGGGGTCTATGAGGAGAAGCTGTTTAACAAGGATGACATTGCCTACGCAAATCACCTCCTGACAAAGTTCCCTGAGTTTAAACAGGTGCAGGCCGATTGGAACCTTTATAACGATGCCCTTGTGGACTATCAAGTCAGCACAGGCGTTATTTCCAAAGAAGGCGGGGAAAAGCTCAAGAAGCACGGGGACTACATCCCCTTCTACCGCCAGCTTGAGGGTGAGGAAACCATTGGCCCGAAGGTGTATCAAAACATCTCAGGGGTTAAGCCTCCCAAACGAGCAAAGGGTAGTGAGGCTCCGTTGGCCGACTTCCTTGAGACGGTTGTAAGGAACACACAAGCCGCCATTCAGGCGGGGATGAAGAATGCCGCCGCCATCCGCACTATTGATATGTTGCTTGACCCACAGATTGATCAGGCCACAAGGATCAACAAGCCTCAAGGCATCAACACCGTATCCATTTTGCGGAATGGGCAGATTGAGCATTACCATGTATCAGATGTTCTGTTAGTAGACAGCTTGAAGAGTTTAAACCTCGCCAAGCTACCTGGCCTTGGGTTTCTGTCTGGCCCCGCCAATCTTCTGCGTTCTTTGGTTACCAAAGACCCCGGCTTCATGCTTGCCAACTTGATGCGGGACTCCATGTCTGCATGGGTGACCAGCGGTCAGAACTTCAAGCCCGGTATCGACACCATCCGTTACTTTGGTAAAGCCCTGGCCGGGAACTCACCAGAGGTTGAGGCCCTGCTGAACTTTGGCATGGGTGGATATGAGTTTTCCAAGGGTGTGGAACAAAGTGGCCGGGACTTGGCCGATACCCTGAAGAAAAAAACTCAAGGCCCACGCACGTTTGGTCAGAAAGTCCTCAATGTCGGCCCATCCATTTGGGAAGCCCTAGAAAAAGGCACAACCGCATCTGACATGGCAACCAGAGCGGCCATCTACAAGAAGGTTATGGAAGAAACTGGCAATGAGACTGAGGCCCTGATGCGTGCCCTTGAGGTGATGAACTTCAACCGCAGAGGAAACTCAGTTGTGGTGCGAATAGCCACAGCCGCCATTCCCTTCTTTAACGCCCGTATGCAGGGCCTGGATGTGCTGTACCGTGCAGGTATACGCCCGTATAAGAGACAGCTTGTAAACCTAGCCTCAGATGTTTTCAAACTGGGTTTGGAAAAGCAGGAAAGTTCAGAGTACGAGAAGCAGATTGCCAAGACCTTTGCCATCCGTGGTCTGACCATGATGGCCGTGTCATCCCTGTACTGGGCCATGACCCATGACGATGACGAGTACCTTGCTCAAGAGCAAGAAACACGGGACAACAACTGGCTGTTGCCCAGCCTTGGCATGCGGGTTCCAATCCCGTTTGAGGTGGGCGTGTTGTTTAAAGTGATTCCAGAGCGGCTGTTGGAACTCAGCTTTGGTAACGACACGGGCAAGGACTTCAGCGAAGCAATGGTTCGCAACATCAAGAGCAGTCTGTTCATGGACTTGATGCCCCAGACGATCAAGCCTATCTACGAGGTCACCACCAACTACAACTTCTACACCCGCCGCCCCATTGTGGGACAGGGCGCAGAAGGCTTGGCCTCCGTTTATGAGGTGGGGCCTGGGACATCGTCCTTTGCAGAAGGCATCGGCAAGATGCTGGGCTTTTCCCCACTCAAGGTTGACCACCTGATCAAAGCCTACACCGGAACCATTGGGATGTACGCCGTAGACACCATTGATTTGGTCATTGACGCAAACAGTGATGTGCCCAAGGCCACCAAGCGGTTTGAGCAGATGCCGTTCATCAAACGGTTTGCTCTTGACCCAGAGGCCCGTGGGAAGGTCACGGCTTACTACGATCTGAAGAACTCAGTGGATGAGGTTGTCCGTACCGTCAATCACCTGGAGAAGGCCGGGAACTATGAGGAGATGGGCGAGTACATGCAGGACAACATGCGTATCCTGGCATCCAAGGATTACATCTCTGCGCTTGAGAAGGAAATGAAGTCATTCCGGGAGGTGGCATCCATGATCCGCAACAGCAGGATGAGCGGGGATGAGAAGCGGGATGCTTTGCTGGCCGTAACCCAAGCGCAGAATAAACTGACCGGGAATGTTCAGGAAATCAAAAAGATGATAGCTTCAGGTGATTGAACTCAAACAACCACCCAATAGTTTTTCGGTGAGCTTCATCCCAAGCGTTTAAACGCATCTCCTTGGACATCGACTTACCCTGGTCGATTTCCATATGGCAGTGGTAACAGAGCGCCGCAATGCGGTAATCGTGGGCCTTCAATCCACGGCCCTTGCCGTCCCGTAGCTGGTTGGAGTGAGCGGCCACTATCGTGCCATCCTCGACTCCGCATAGCTGACAGGGTGACTCCCGGACAATTTCAAGAAGTTTCTGGTTACGGTACATTATGGGTTTTTCTTTGGCCGTCCACGGCGCTTGTGCTTATCCCTTGGGGCGCTGGTTGGTTGTTCAAGGGTGTTGAAGCGGTGTTCGTTGAAGCATTCCCGGACTCTGTTTACACGGGCATTTATCTTGCGTTCACTTCGTACAACCACCGTTTCAACTCCACATTGAGGGCATTTCATTTCTTCTCCTGTTTAAACTGACGCTGCTTCAATTTGCATGGGTTTGCGCCGTTTGATTGCATCATCCATTTGCTCAAGCAATTCCACCAAATCTGAATCTAGCAGATGTAGCTTGCCCTTCCATCTGGCAATGGTCAGTTCAATATCGTGTATAAGTTCAGCCTTCATATACTCATCGTTTAAAACATTGAGCGTGAGCCTATACCCGCCACCACTTTCTCTGTCTGATGGCAAGCTGACAAATGCCCGAATGTGAGACGGGGAACGATCAAGCAATGTAATTCGGCATCTTTGAATTAACGACCTTGCCTGATCCTTGCGGAATTGTCTTGCCGCTTCGTTATCGTCCCATTCAAAGTGCTTGTGTAGCACACAACTTTCATCCTTTGCCGCTTCAATTACATCGTCAACCATCAACACGCCATTGTTCTGTCGTGCCATCTGTTCCAAAAAATCTTTTTCGTCTTTCATGTTTTCTCCTTGTTAAAAATGCCTGCTGTACCCAATCGATCCATGCCTGCCTTACCAAACTCCACCACACCTCAACGCACCTTGCCACGCCTGCCTTTCATTACCCGGCCTTGCCCAGCCGATCCCTGCTAGACCCATCCACGCCTGCCTCACTCCGCCATGCCCCGCCTATCCTGGCTACGCCTGCCTTGCCCCACCTGACCTTTCCTCGCCTATCCGTGCCATGCCTGCCTTGTCCAGCCTAACCAGACCTCACCATGCCAAACCTTGCCTCGCTCCGCCTGCCGATCCTGACCGATCCCGTCCCGGCCCAGCCGTTCCCCGCCTTGCCTGCCTTGTTTAAACAAAACTCTTTGATTCACCTGAAATAGAAAATTTACTGCGAACTTCTTGTTCACGATCAGAAGAAACTACTTGGAACAAACCAAACCCACAGCCAGCACTGGCCTTACTATCAGGACGGCCAGCACCAATGCCCACTTGCAGACCACAACGGCTCAACAGATTTAGCACATCAACAGTCTTAAACTGATCCATGTCAAATCGAACCCGAACTTTGCATGCCCATTTGCTATACATTGGGCGTGACCGGACATCGACCACGCCAGTGGCATTCCTTGTGTGGGCCGTGTAGGTTTTGCTCTCACCATAAACACGAACTAAAGGGATGCCGTCTTGTGCATCGTATCCATCAGCCTCAATGAAGGTAGACAACTTGGCAAGGGTCATCTTGAACCCAACCAATCGACAAGCAGAAATCATGGCGCAACGGAATGCGGCGGCATTCATTCCCTCCCACCCTTCGTGACTGCGATACCGGGCATCCTCTGCCTCTTTCTCATAGTCCCTTGCGTCCCGAACCTTTCTGTTTCCAGCGGACTTGCCTTCGGCCATCTTTGCCATGAGTTCAGCTTTTTTACTGAACCGCTCAATCACCAGTGGGGCAACACCCTCAATGATGAAATCAACAGTTGCAAACTTAGGTGGTGAAATAACGCAGTTTTCGTTGTGCGATACACCAGGGATATTTTCTCGTTTCATTGTTCACTCCAAAAAAAATTATTGTTTAAACCTCGGGTTGCGTGCATTTGTGTTCGTTGGCTGTACTCCTGTTTTGAAAAAATAAATTGCATTTGGTGCAACGCCATGTCTGACCGCTTGTGACTTTTGTGCTGTCACCTGATTCCCTTGTCTGCCATGTGCGGACAGGCTCAATCACGCCGCACCCCGCATCTCCCAGCCCAGCAGGAAATAGTTCCATCTGGTCTGCATGGCGGCGTTTACATACCTGCCTTTCTCCATCTTGAAGTCGGTGTCGATGTAGCCTCTGCTTCGCATCACTGCGTGGAATATTTTTTCTGGTCTCATTTGCGCCCTTGTGCCAAGATTGTGCAAATTGCGGTGCTTGCGGCGTGACCATCCAGCGCACAAGTCACGACCATCGGGTCTGCACCGTTGCTCACGGCCTTGTCCCACTTGTCGAGCTTGTGCCACGCCAAGACTGTGGCACACGAAATGCCTCCCATGAGGAACGCCAGCACCATGCCCCAGATGCCAAGCCAAAACTTCTGATCACTGTTCATTCTGCTTCTCCTTAAGTTGTTGAATCAATGCTTTTTCTTGCGCTGTCCAAACAAACGCATCCCCATATTTTTCATTCCAGTTTTCTGGCGGTGACGAATACCAAGCCAACCAAGATTTAAACGCCAATGCTTCTTGTGTCATGCTTTTGCTCCATACCATCCATCAACATACATATCGTAGAAGCCCCATGCAAGCAACCATTTCCAACTGACTTGTTCATTGCGGGGGTAGGTGATCTTTGCCATCATTAGGCAAGCGCCTTTTCCTGGTGGTGCTTTCATACTGACTCCTTGTATTTAAACTCCAACAACCAATCCATCAGCTTGATGGTGAGCCAGCGGGGTTTCTTGTAGCAAGGCCAGTTAACCCCAATGCCGTTTACACCGCCAGGGAGTAACCACCAACCTACCGCCTTGGGCTGATTAAAGAATGTGTACCTAGCCGCATCCGCTTGGTGATCGCTCATTGCTTCATCTCCAGTTGTGGTTGCGGTAGCTTGTCAACAAACGCTTGGCCCATGCGGATGCTGTCTGCGTTCCAAATATCCATGTCGTTGAGAAACGCCTCCTCCATTTGTCCGTGGCAAAAAACACGAAACACCTTTTGATATTTGTTAATGTCATACAAGGACTCCATGCGCTCCACTGGCTTGTTGCAGATGGCGCACAGCGGTACATCGTGCAAGGCCAAATCAAATTTGTTCTGTGCGGAGATGTTCATCGCTTCATCCCCCGGATGTATGCAACAAAGCTCTGCACCGTGTCACGACCGAACGGCAAAGTGAACTTTGTCTCCAACTCCTTTGCCACCTCTTCGATCGTGTCGTTGCGGTGTAGGTGTACAAACTCAGCGGGATGTGAATGCACATCCATGTGTGCGATCTGCTTCTTGCGCCAGCCGCTGGTGTGTTCCCATTGGCCCTGCTTCAAGGCCAACTGCTCAAATGCTTCGTCTTCTGGTTCAATCATTCCATTTCTCCTTCAAAAATCTATTCACCTTCTCCTGCTCAAACTCTGCATAGTGTTGGGCTGCTTTCCAAAACCCTTGCAGTGCGTCTTGGGTCACAAGCCATGCAAAGCGGCGTATCGCAGGGGTCAACTCAACGCCAGCTTCGGCGGCAAGCCGGTCTAAATTTGTTTCCAGTCGTTTAGTCATGCTCTCTCCTTTTTAAAATATGTGCAACGCTTTCATGGTTGGGGTAGTGGTCAATCAACACTCGGCAACACCTGTCGCACAGACCATCGTGGTTGTGCAGTCCCTCATGTGTGTAGTGCCAACACCGTGGACACTTGGTGTAGTCGGGGTCATTTGCCAGCGACCGAACAGCAAAAGTTGGTTGCCGGGAACTTAACTGCTCATACTGCTCGTCAGTCATGTGTTCTTCTCCTTGAGTTTGGCTTCAGTCCAGCGCACTGCGTATTCACGATCTCCAGTCGAACATTCCCCAGTTACAGGGTCAACATAGCTTTCCCAACAAGCCTCATGCAACTCCTCATCCGTCAGCCCAACCCATTCCCGCTTGGCCCTCCACTCATCCCACTGCTTCATCTTTTCATCGTTCAATAGCTGTGCAAATTGGTATATCTCAGGGGTCATTTCTTTTATGCCAGCTTCAGCACCAAGCCTGTCCAGCTTTGCAATCAATCGCTCGGTCATGCCTTCTCCTGCATTTGTAGTGCCACCAATCTGTCAACACCAATAGCGACCTCAAACACTGTGCCGTGCGCCCAATCTTTGCGGACAGAACAACCCGCAACCTCAAGGCCACCAATGTGCCAATCCAATGTCTTCTCGCTATAGTGCGGCAACTCATCGGCGGGTTCGTAGGTTCCACCATACGTTTTCACCAGCGCCTCCAGCGCAGTTTCAAGATACGGCGCTTTACTTCCGTGGCTTGCAAACAACTGAAACTCCATTTGATAGAACTGCACTAACCGCAACTTGCTGGCCCGCATTGTGTCGGGATTCTCCTCATCCCTAAAACTCAACCCCACCTGCCACAAGCACATAGGTAAACGCTTCTTCATTTGCGCCTCTTGGTCATACCGCAAACGCATGGCCTCAAAGGTTCCTGCTGTAGTTTCAGGCCGCAGGTAGCCTCGGCGACCAGCGTTAATCAAATCAAACTTAGCTTCAATGTGCCCGGCTAAGTATTCGGCGGGGGTTAAAACGGGAGTTTCCACACGCTCCATTTGAACCGCAGGGTTCAAGCCACGCCACACATCAAGCAGCATTGCAGGGATTTCACGCACCAATGATTCACGGCGCAAAATTTCTCGTTCGTTCCACATTACCGTGGCGTTTGTAAAACAATTTTTCATGTGTTCTTCTCCTTCAAGGCTTGCTCAATAGCTCGGGCGTAATCTTCTTCCCATCCAGCACAACTGTTAAACCCAATTACCTTGCTTATAATTGCGCTGACCTCCTCATCCGTCAGCCCTACCCACTCATGCTTTAGATACAAAGGCCACACCTGACCAAGCGGTGTAAACAACGGTGAATCCCTGTCTGTGCTGACCACGCCGTTAGACGGGTCAAACCATGCGGTTGGTTTCATGCCTTCACCTCAATGTTTTTGTATATATCTGTGTATTCCTTTGCCCACTGTTCTGGCGGTACACCTGCCTTGCGGCCTGCGTCTACCACCTCCATGATTTGCCGGAAAAACTTTAACCTCTCCGCTTCGGGCAATGCTTTGATCTGTTCTTGGAATGTCATGTGTTCTTCTCCTTGGGTGAACCCCATTCATCTACATCGCCCCATGACGCAAACAGCGCATGGGTTTTCCTGTCCACTGCGGGATACCAAAAGCGCACACCGCTGGCAGTCACGACAAACCTAATCAGGTCGCCGTAGTCATCGGTGATGAACCATATCTTTCTCATCTATCCCCCCTCTCGTTCTCATCCATCCAGAACCACAGGTGCATCAACCCAACAAACACAAGACCGCAGACAATGAACCCAACGCCGCCCAAGATAATCGTTGCAAGAATCGTCTCCATCATTCCTCCCCGCACTCGTTTAAAGCCGTGTTGGTTAAGTCCCTGACCAGTGCCAGCACCATCAATGGGTCGGCATCATGTTTGAAGTAGCTACGCACCGTTAGTTGAATGTCGATCAATGCGCCAACTGCCTTTGACCCGTTTAAAGCATGACGCAGTTTGTCCTGATCTTCCGGGTAGGTGAACTCAAGAACTGCTTTCATTCTTGTTCCTTACAATTGGTGTCCAACCAAACCTTGCCCACGTTGCCCGGACATCAGTAGCCGCAGAGGGCGTGTATTTAAACGCAGGGTCAAGAATGCTCTTGGGCCTATAAGTCGTGGCAGGTGGCACGGCCTTCAGTTTTGTCTTCATGCTGTCTCCTTTGGATTCCAATCCATTTGTTTACCAACCCAGAAGCCATGGGCGTTTACACACATTCCCTTGGCCTCCATCTCCTCCGTGGTCATGCATCTGCGGTCGATTCCAAACTGCCCAATGCGGTGCTTGTCAAAAGCAAATGTGCTGTTGAAATATTCCTTGCATCCCTGGCACTGGTTTCGATCCCCGTTAAGTGGCTTCATGTGGAACCTTTGTCAGCATTTCCTTGAGCAGGTCATCCTCAATGATTTCGCCAAACGATCTGCCTGACGGGAAACGCATGTTGGACGCTTGATTGGCCTTGAGTACATCAATGGCCTTGGTGATGCCATTGTTGTATCCGTTCAGGTACTGCTCACCAGAGGAAACCCGCATGGTCACAGCCTCCCTCATCAATTGCGTCATGGGGGTCTTTGTCTGAGCGGAGTACTTCTTGAGCATGGTGTATTCACCCGGTTCAAGGTACGACAGGAATGGTATTTTTTTAGAAGGGGTCATGGTCGGCTTTCCAACTTTCAAATTCTTTCAACAGGTCATCAAACAATTCCTTCGCCACCTCGTTACCGTACAACTCGGAGCGGGACACAATCCCACATCGTTTACACAGTTCTGCGGCAGCGGAATCTTCGGTTTCAAACCCTATGAATTCTTGGAAATTTGTATCCTTGCACAACATCCCAGCCCTCTGGACTCTGTTGTTGTACTGGGTGGCAGACTCATCATCTTGAATCCGAACCACGGCACATGCGTACCGTGTCCCGACAAAGTCCCGTAGGAGTTCCTCTGGGATTTCGTCAGGGTGCAAGGACAAGGTCAGGATAAATCCTGTCCTGTCCTGCTTCAAAGCAACCTTACGGGCCTCAAACTGGAGAGCCATGGCGTGTGCTCTTCATGCCAAGCTGGTTTTCCAGGTAGGAAATCACAGCCTGATAGCCAACCATCTGGTGCTTGAGGTTGTCCACCTCCCGGTGGAGCATGATGACCTCATGGCGAATGATTGGAACGCCTCTGTCTTCAATCGCAGGTAGCAAAACTTGCTTTAACTTGTAGGTGAAGTTGTGAACGTCCTGTGGCTTGACGTTAACTGCCGCACAAATTTCTGCGGTGGATGCATTGGGGTTTGATTTGACAAAGGCCCGGATGCGGCCTTGTGCTGATAGGGGGCGTGGTTTTTTCATGCTCACTCCTCAAAAGGGTACGTCATCGGCCATGTCATCAAACCCAGATGACTTCGCCACAGGTTTTGCAGACTCAGCAACCTTGCGCTTGATGCCAATACTCAGGTAGGTCTTACCGGCCTTCGACTGTTTCTTCCAGCCGCTGAGTTTGAAGACATGCAATCCATCCACCGTCTGGACATTTGCCATGTCCTTAAGGTTGATTGCAATTTCCCCGTAGTAATCGGGGGACAGTTGGGACATCTTCGATTCAGCGGCCATGAGGCGACCAGCATCGGCTTTTTGTTTAAACGGTTCCATCAGATTTTTCCTTTTCGTTAAAAGTTGCCTTCACGTTAGTGAAGTGTGCCAAGACCTTCTTGTAAAGGTCGTTATGTGAACGCTTGAGGTCATCCAGTTGGCCTTGGTTGGCCTTCCAGTAAGACTTCAATGCGCCCATATCCTTGCAAATATCACAGTACTTGATCATCCCGTCAGCAAACAGTTCCTTGTTTGCAAGGTCTGCATCCCCGGTTTCCACGGCCTTTTCGATGGCCTTGGTTACCATGGCCTCAACCTCTGCTGTATCAGCCTTTGTGATGACCTCTGCCTCCTGCATCGGGAGGTCATCTCCGCTGTAGATGTACAGGCCAAGCCCATGCAGAGCCAGCGCCTTGGTCATGCAACGCATGATGGCGGTGTTGACCTCAAAGGCATTGGGAGCCGGGATGGGCTGGTTGCGGTGGTTCATCACCGGGAGCATGCAGGTCATTGGCTTTCCAAACATGGTGACGGTTACCCACACCAAGCCCGTGCCGTTTACATCCATGTACGCTTTGCCATCAAAGGCATGCACGTTGAATGAGGCGGCAGGGTCGGCCTTCAAAGCCTCTGCCCATGCCCATGCCCATGACAGGTAGGTCAGACCATTCTTCTTTTCGGTATGGTCGTTGACGTTCAGTTTCAGCAGGTCAATTACGTTCATTGATTTCTCCTTGGTATTGTTCGCACCACTGGGCGACTGAGCAGTAGTTGCCTGTGCATCGCTTGGGTTCGGCGGGTCGTTCTTCGACATATCCTTTTTCCTTCACAGCCAGTTCATCGGCCTCTTCACGGGTTTCAAATAAACGGATGGCTGTTTTGCGGCCTTCACGTTTCACGGCAAAGACGGGGGTTGATTTCCATCTTTCTTCATCGGAGCAGAACGGAAGTTCTTCCCCAAAGTCATGGGACACCTTGGCATTGCGGTGCATCTCAAGGCGTTCCCGAATATAGGTTTCGGTGGTGACTGCATCCCACAGGGGGATGTCAACCATGTCAATGGATGCCCGTGGGTATCCTTCTTTGACTTGTCTGCGGTTGAAGTCCCGAATGAAGGCGCAGATCTGAAGCTTGATAACCTTCTTGCGCTTGACGGTTTCAACGAACCACTTGTAAATGTTTAACTGCTGTTGCCATTCAACCTTCTCTTGCATGAAGGCCCAGGCGCTGGTGAACTTGTAATCGGTGATGACAACCCCCTCTGGGGTTTCCTCTTGCAGGTCGATGGCCCCGCTGATGGTCACGCCGTCCACATTCACAAACAGGCGTTCTTCATTGATGTGCTTGTCGTTGACTGCGTTTTCCATGTTGATATGGATGCCTTTGCCAATGAACTGCCAGCCCAGGTCAGTCACATCTGTTTCGATCACATCATCGTATTGTTCTCGTAACCTTCTCACTCTGGGTGGACTCATCAACTCTGTGACGCTATACTGGGATGCGCCCTTTGAGTATGTATCTTTCGACACCAATGAGACGAGGGGCGCTGGTAAACCGTATTTGTTGGTAATCTTCATTTGCTCTCCAAAGGTTCGTTATGACATTACAACGCAATGATAGCGATAGTGTTGACAGCTTGCAAGCACTTTCTCAAATTATTTTTGGTGAGCCAGCCAGCAAGGCCAATTCCAGGCGGCTTGTTCACTTCGGCGGCATGTCCCGATTGATCAAGTCAGCCAAGGCTTTGAGCTACTCGGATGTGTTTAAACAGCAGTGCAGGCCATTGGCGAAGCTGATGGAGGGGGATCTGCGTGTGACCATGTGGATCTTTTATGCCAGCCGCAGACCAGACCTGGACGAGTCATTGATCTTGGACTTGATGCAGGGCCTTATATATGCCAATGATCGGCAGGTGAAGGAGCGGCATACATATTGGGGTCTTGACCCCGATAAACCACGCACAGAGATCCTTGTGGAATGTATCCCGGAGGTGGCTCCCAAAAAAAAGCCCCGCCGGTTAGGGCAGGGCTAAATCCAGGAGGAACGTCTGAAGGCCCCAGTTTACACGGAAAAACTACAAGCAGCGACAACACTGCTGTAGGTCATGTTTAAATATTCCGGTCAGATACGCATCTGGAGTACCTGTTTTCTATTTGACGTTATTTGACTGAAGCTATGCGTTTAAACGCATATTTACCTGGACTTCAGGACATGCAGGACATTGAAATCGATTATTTTATTTTGGTGTTTAAACGCTGTGTCATTCCAAACCGGCAGTTTCAACATACAGACACTCCGGAAACCCCTCCGAAATCTCCTCCCCCCTTATAGGGGGGGTGGAGAATTTCGGCGTGGAGTTTCTCCGAAAAGTGCCAAAACGGAGTATTTCGGCGTGCTATGTTTAAACGCATGAAAAATTTTATGGCGGCACAAGATAACTTATTCCAGTGGTAACTTGGTGGTAGGTACGTCTCGGCGGGTACAAGGTACGTCTCCACGGGTATAGGTACGTCTCCACGGGTGCAAGGGGGGATAAGTAAGTAGTTATCCCCCCTTGGAAGTTTGCAGAGTTTTTGATATGCTTGGGATTCCAAGACGCATGGGGATTGTGGTACGCCGATAACAGTGCCATCCTTGCAAGGCAGTCCCCAGCCGTGTTGGTGAATGCACAGGCTGATGTGCAAGGTGTTGCGGCATCTTTTAGGGGAAAACGCCAAGCCTTTGGGTTTGGAGATCGAGGATTAACCCCGCTATTTCGGATTGGGCTGACCGCAATGGGCCTGATAGTTTAAAGAACGCTGGAGATCAGTACCAGCCACCAACAACCTACACGCATGGGGATTGACTGGTTCATGTGGTTGCCGACTTAGGTCTTGCGCCGCCTCTGGTAATTCCTCACCATTCCCCATCCGTGTTGGTGACCAATGGAGAGGCTTGGTTTAAATGAGGAGCCGTGTAGGCACACGCAAGTGGAAAAGAGGAACTACCAGCCAACAGATTATGGAAAACCCCTACGCACTTGGGGTGTTGCATGCGTTAAATGTGTGTGATACAGTGCGAACATTGTTGGAAGTGAAGAGCCAATAAGAAAGCCGTTACACATGACTCTGGCCCCGTGAGGGGTTCTTCACCGGGGTCAGTCGTAACGGCTTTTTTGTTGCCAAAATTTATGCAAAGACTTGTAGTTGAGCCAGATCGTCAGACAGAGTTTGAAGTCCAGGCTTATCTATGGAGTCAACTGCGAAGTATTGGCATAAATGTCCGAGGTGAAGTTAAAGCAACTTTTGCGAAGCGTTCTGTGGTGCGATTCGATTTGGTTGTGTTTAAAGATGGTGTGTTGCAGGGAATCATTGAGGTCAAGAAGGCCCAGATTAAACACAAAACTTGTTGGGAACAAACCCGTCAGGGATCACGGTATCACCAGTTTGGTGTACCGGTGGTCATTGTGTATGGTCAGGATCAGGCTGAAGCTTTGATAAAGAATGCAACTAAAGGAAACTTGTTTGCTGGACGGTCAACGGTAGCGGCAAACATTTAAACCCCCTACTACGGGAAAGACAAGGAAGCAGGGGTACGGGTGGCGAAGTTAGCGCCCTATTGTCGAACGGCTGGCGGGTCATGGATGCGATGGGGAAAGCACTATGTGAAGGACTTAGGATAGGCTAAGTCCGTCTGCTCCAAGGAAAGATCTGTAGGGAGATACAGGTTACAGGTAATAACAGGTAATAGGTAAAGTCAAGCAACCGGCCCCTCAAGGGGCCAATAACAAGGAGTGACCATGAGGATATACATCGTAGGAATGAATGACGGGGTAAGACTTGTCCGGGCCAGCAACAGGCAACAGGCCGTGTCTCATGTGGCAAGGCAAATCATTGTGGCGAAGGTGGCTACGCAGGATGAGTTGGTTCAACATGTCACCGCCGGGGTTGCTGTGGAGAATTACAAGGCCCCCGATCAACAAGAGTTGGACTTGGGTGAATGAGAAAGCCCTTTGACCCCGCCGCTCATCAAGCTTTTGACAAGCTTGGCAGAGACAGGGTGAAGCATTTCTTTCAGGACTCTTACGGCATCGATCTACGGGACAACGCAGATCCTTACGGGGTTGACCTGATTGCTTACCGGGCCGGGGTCAAGGTAGGCTACGTTGAGGTGGAGGTCAGGGAATCATGGAGCGCAGATGAATTTCCCTTTGACAGTTTGCACATCCCAGAGCGGAAGCAAAAACTGTTGGACAATGATTTGAAGACGGTGCTGGTGTCTGTCAATCTTCACGGGACACGGGCCTTCATTTGCGATGCAGAGGTCATCCTCCACTCCCCGAGAATGGAGCGTGCCAACAAGCATGTAAACAGCGGCGAGTTATTCTTTTTGGTTGACCCGTCACAAGTTAAACAAGTTTTATTGAGGAATGGAACATGAGAGATTACAAAAAAGAATATGCCAACTACGATGGCACAGAGATGGTCAAGAAGAAACGGGCCGAACGCAACAAAGCAAGGCGCATCATGGAACGTGCTGGCGTGGTCAAAAAAGGGGACGGCAAAGACGTTGACCACAAAAAGCCTTTGAGCAAAGGGGGAACTACGGTCATCAGCAATCTCCGGGCGAAGCCAGCTTCAGCCAACCGCTCATTTAAACGCAAGTCTGACGGCAGCATCAAATGAACGCAGACTTCATTGACCAGTTCCATTTCAATGAATCAACACGGGTGTCCTGCCCGTTGTGCTCACCAGAGCGCAGAAAACAAAACCAGAAAGACATGACACTGACCCGCAAACCTGACGGGGCCGTTGTCTATCACTGCCACCACTGTTATTCCAACGGGTCTATCCAACCACACAAGGAGCGTAAATTGTCTGCTGTCCCCGCCGTAAAAATTACAAGCAACAAACTTCAGAGCCAGCACTACGATTACCTAAAGACCAGAGGCATATCCCCTCAGACCGCAGATCGAATGCGATTGTTCGCCGCAGACAAATATTTCTCCCGGCTATCTAAAACCGCAGATGCCATTGGTTTCCCGTACTACCGGGACGGGGCACTGGTATCAGCCAAGTACCGATCATTCCCAGAGAAGGACTTCACACAGGACGCTGGCGGGGCACATGATTTCTTTGGGTTGGACGAGGTCAAGAAGGGTGAGCCAATCATCATCGTGGAGGGTGAGATTGATTGCCTGACCCTCATGGAGATTGGTTTAAACAATGTGGTCAGCGTGCCGGGTGGCGCACCCATCAAGGTTGCAGACGGTAAGGTTTCTGCGTCTGAGGACAAGAAGTTTGCCTTTGTGTGGAACGCCAGAGAGATCATTGAAGCGGCCCCGTATGTTGTGATTGCCACTGACCAAGACATTCCCGGACAAGCCTTGGCCGAGGAGTTGGCAAGGCGCATCGGCAAAGACAAATGCAGGTTGGCTAAGTTCACCGGCAAGGATTTAAACGAAGTCTTCCTCAACGCCAAGGATGACTTCATGGTCGATGACCCGTCACAAGTACTGAAGGATATTATTGACGGGGCCACCCCCTACCCCATCGCAGGGCTGTCGGATCCAGGCGTGTATGAGGATCGTTTAAACGACATGTTTGCGAAGGGCGTGGGACGTGGCTTCAGCACCGGCTACTCATCAGTGGACAGCATTTACACGGTCGTGCCCGGTCAGATGACGGTCGTGACAGGTTACCCAAGTTCGGGCAAGTCCAACTTTGTTGATCAGGTCATGGTCAATCTGGCAAAAGCAGAGGATTGGAAGTTTGCAGTGTGTTCATTTGAGAATGCCCCTGAGATACACATCTCCAGGCTCATGGAAATCTACATGAACAAGCGGTTCTTTGAGGGCAAAAACCGAATGAGCGCAGACGAAAAGGCGCAAGCGTTTAAATGGGTGAAGGATCATTTCCTGTTTATTGATACCAACGGCGAAGAGCCAAGCACGATGGATTCAATCCTGGAAAGGTCGAGGGTCGCAGTGAAAAGAATGGGGGCACGGGGGCTGGTCATTGACCCGTACAACTACATTGATTTAAACAAGGACGCATCAGAAACCCAGGCCATCAGTGACATGCTCACCAGGGTTCAGAAATTCTGCAAGGCCAATGACTGCCACACATGGTTCGTTGCTCACCCATCAAAAATCACAAGGTCAGGGGTCGAACAACCAAGGCCAGACGGCATGTCCATCAGCGGGTCGATGGCGTGGTGGGCCAAGACTGACGTAGGGGTCACGGTGCATCGGGGCCAAGACAAGGACGTTCAAATCGCAGTATGGAAGTGCCGTCACCGTTGGGTCGGCGCACAGGGCGAGACAGTCCTACAGTTCAACCCAACCGCCGGGACGTACACCGAAACCCTGGACGCCTTCTAATGTTTAAACGTAGCGTGCAGCGGGCCATGAGCTACCGGTGAGCTAGGTGTTTAAATTCAAACCGCAGCAGGCTGGCTGCCATCATTTGTTTAAACACTTGAACATGGCAGCGTGGATGTTTGGGAATTTCCCACACAGGCGGGGGTAACGGTTGACCCCCATCTGATAGACCTCCCAACGATTGGTCAGGACGATGTAACGCTCACCTGATTTAACGTGGGACGGGTCGGGGACAAGGGCAAGGCCCTTACCAACCAGGGCGGGGTTGGAGATGGCCTTTACAGGCATAACAGGATAAGCACAATGACCAAAAGTAAACGGGCGCAGTTGGTTCTAATCCTCTGCACCTCACGGTCGGTGAGGTAATCACGCATCAATGCACCTCGTCACGGGTAGGTCTGTTTAAACGGCAACCGGTGTAAAAGTATTCTGCCTTGAACATCCAATCCTCATGGGACATGCCATGCGAGGCGGCCATGATGGCGGCGATATGCAGGACGATAGAGGCTTTCATTTCCGGGTCGTAGGGGTAACCCAGGATCATGTGACTTAACTCGTCCAGCATGCGATTCTGGGCCTCCGTGAAGGCTTTTATTTCCTGGGGGGTGAGGTTAGACATGGTGATGCGCCAATGCCTTTTCTAACATGGCCCTGGCCTCTGGCCCCAGGTCACGGGCGAGTTTTTGCAAAGTCCACATATCCGCACGGCCCTTCTCAAACGTGCCGTAGTGGTCGGAGAATTGGTAAGTCCAATCCATTTTCTCAAGCAGTTGTTTAAACTCATTCATCTTGCTTCACCATTTCCAAAGCTTTGTCGATGCAACACATAGCCGTGTCTTTGTCCCCTTTGGTCAGCGCCGTGAGGGCATCCTCCAGAATGAACTGGAGGTTTGCAACCTCTGCCACCACTATGTTGTCGCCCCCGAATTCATCCCTGTCCGCAACCATGGCGGCCCAGGATACATAGCCCGAATCACCTGCGAAATGCTCCATCGCCTGGGCCTTGTCCGGGGCGCTCCAGTTTCCAAAGTCAGTGCCATTCGCTGAGAAGTTAAAAATTTTCATACTGGTTCCTTGCTTAGGCATTTGCTTAAAGTATTTTTAACCTGATCAACGGTCACCAATTCATCTGCCAATAATTGATCAAGCACCTCATCTGCAAAATGGCTCCAATCGCCATCGCAAATTGCAATCTCACGCCAAGTTTCGGGCGCTGATTCAAATGAATTGCCGATCACCAAGGCGGCTACCTCGCCTTGTGCGTACCAATCCTTGCACCGCACATAGGCGGGGGTGATCCCCCCATTTGCGGAGTTAATATGGGTTGGTTCACCCTCAAACAGCGTCCCGGCCTTGATTTTGGGAAAGCTTTTCAGACCCGTCCCGCAACGCTTGTCATGCACGGGGTTGGTCAGGTCAATGGATAGTCGATAGGTTTTCATGCTTGCTCCTTGTTTAAATGATTGATGATGCGCTCCAGGCGGCGCTTGCTTTGCTTGTCCATCAGTTGACGGGCACGGGCGGCGTACTTGTTGCCCGATTGAGGGGCGCAACAGGGGCAGGTCATGCCCCCCGGCCCCACCATGTATGCACGTTTGAAAAAGCCTTTCATGGTTCCCCCTTATGCGGCTAATTTGATTTGATTGAATGCAACCTCACCCAACTTGGATACGTCATCGATGCATACCGACTGAGGGTAGGTATCGGATATGTCCACGCCGATCCCCACGCCTACAGTGGTCAGACCCAGGCGCTGACCCGACTCCACTTGGAGGGAGGTGTAGTAAGCGCCGCCGCCATCAGTGATCACAAAGCAAACCTTGCGTTGCTCAGTCCGGGCCAACAGCAACTCATGGGCATACTTGACGGCAAAGTAATCGTTGGTTGTCGATCCGCAACGTACCCCTTTGATTTCGCCCAGGGCCTTCTTCACGGGCATGGCCCAGGGTTTCAGAACGCTGGTAGTCGATGCAAAGGTCAGGACGCAAGTGGCAACCCCGGCGGCATTGAGGGACTCCAACAGGGCGGCGCAAGCCTTGACCGCTGACTTGATCCGATACCCACTGGAAACCTCCTCCATTGACCCGGAAACATCCAGGACAATCACAACCGCAGAGTCGATCCCTTCCACTTCCATGCGGCGTTTAAACAGGCGGTCATTGCCACGGGCCAGGGATGGCAAGGCCCGGACGTTCAAGGCCCCGGTCTTGCGCCCAGGTTGAAACTCTTCCATGCCTGACTTGTCAAACATGCGCTTGAGGTCATAGCGCATCTTGGCAGGTACGGTCACCTGTATGTCGTGGCAAAGGGAACCAACGTGAGCGCCTGGGCGGGAAAGTTTTGCGCCCTTGTCGTATGTCCCGTGACCCTGTGCGCCCTCAGGGATTTCTGCGCTTGGCTCGGTCTCCACGGCCTTGACCATTTCACCTTTTTTGTTGACGGGGCTGAACGCCTCTTTAGGGGCCTCTGGGGCCGCTTTGGGGGTAGGTGTACCCTGACCCTTGCCGCCTTCTTTTTGGGGGCCTTCCTGGCCGTTTGAGGGGCCTTCCTGGCCGTCACCTTGGCCCTGGCCTTCACCGTCTGCGCCTTGACCCTCGCCCTCTTGGCCCTGGCCTTCACCATCTTTACCTTGGCCTTGGCCGTCTTGGCCCTGGCCTTGGCCTTCACCGTCTTGGCCCTGGCCTTGGCCTTCACCGTCTTGGCCCTGGCCTTCACCGCCGTCACCTTGAGGGGGTTGTTGGGAAGGTTGCTTGGGGGTTTGCTTGGGCGGTTGTTGGGGC